CTTGTTTAAGCTAGAGGTTCCTGACGTTAGTAAAATGTCTTTAGAAGATGCAGTAGGAGCATTAATGGGAAATGTAGAGAGTTATAATGATTTTATTAATGCAGTAAATTCAGGAGGATTTCCTATTACAGCTTTGGATTCCAAGAATCTTGGCAAGGACGGATTACCAATTGGTAATTATAATTTAAATACAATTAAAAATGAGTTCCCAACTCCAAATATTACCTACTTAGTAGACAAGTTGCAAGGGGAAGGTGAGGACTTAAATAGGAATAATATACTACTCACTAATGCTAGATTTAGCCTTGCTTGGAATACCAATTATGGTATATTTAGAGACACTAGTGGCAGTTTGGCAGTTATTAAGCCTAAAGAAGAATATATAGAGACCTATCTAAAGCAAAGATATGTGAATACAGTATTAGATAAGGCTCCTAAAGAACAAGTTCAGGAAGTAAACAAGAATATAGAGTCTGCGTTAAAGATGCTAGCTGCAAGTAATGATACTTCATCCAGAGTGCAGACTATCATGAAATATATAGGGTATGACTTTAACACTAATAGTATTCATGGTAATGTTATACCTGCTTTTGTGAATTACTTCTATACTAGTGCTACTTTCAATGATGCATTATATAAGAATGGGCTTGTTAGTAAATTTAATGAACTGTTTAATCAGATAATAGGTACTCCTACTACTGAAATTCCTTCTTATTCAGATATTACAGTTCAAGCACTAGTAGATAGAGCAGAAGTATCTGGGAACTACTTACGTATATCTAAGAAAGATATGCAAGACTTTATGGATGCTTATAGCTACGGAGAACTGTCTGATGAATCTATAGTATCTACTATACAAGACTTGAATAATAAAATTGACAATGAGAAGTTCTTAGACATTGCATTTATAAGTGATGGGGGAATATTATTAAGAAATACGTTTAAGCAGCCGGAGTTTGACAAGACTATAGTTAACACAGAATACTCTGGAGAGTTAATAGAGCCTATTGAAACTGTAGGGGGTTATAACATCGCTAAATATAATGACAGATATTATATAGACAGTAGGATTGTTACAACTTCAGACGGGCTGAAAGGAGCAGGAGTAGATAATCTCAAATATGCTAGAAGTATTGCCAATAAACTATTAGACAGACCTATAGATTTGAAATCGGTTACTAGTAAACTCAAAAATGGAAGTTTAGCAATACAAAGTTATCAATCTTTACAAATTGGAGACAGATTCTCCGTTTTGGATATAGAACTAAATGATAACATAAAGCTATACAATGATAAGGATTTAGTTAAGAGTATTACTTTTAACAACTTCATATCAGAGCTTAATAAGAAGCCCCAATATAAGAAACTAATTGGCATACTTAAAGAGCAGGGACTTAATATAGAATCTATACTTAACACTCAAGAGAAATTGGAGACTTTCTTCTTATTAAAGAATCAATTAAGAGACCCAGACATTCATGCTTCTCTATATAACAGTAAAGTACCTAGTATGCTAACTCAAGACAAACTAGACTATGAGCTGCAATTAATGACAGAAGCTTTAAATACAATTCAGAATGCTACCGAATCTGTATATGAAGTAACTGGGGCAAATGGGGACAAATACTCATTCAGAAAGCTAGAATCAGAAAGAAGTGTACCAGTTCACAAGAAAGTACCCAGGTCATTTAAAAGTGAAATGGTAGAGATAGCCAATCACCTTAGTAAGAACTATGGCATTAATGTTAACGTAGTTACTGCTAGAGAGATAGCTTCTAAATTCAGAGGAGTGATTCCTAATGCTGGAAGAACTAATGCATTTATTTATAATGGAGAAGTCTATTTAAATGTAGATAGAGCTACTACAGCTGATTCATTGCATGAGTTTGCACATTTGATTATGGGTTCTATGAAGAGGACTAATCCAGGTCTTTATTATGGGCTAGTTGAACAGGTGGAGTCTCTGGCGAACTATGATGATAAACTGGAAGCATTTAGGATGATAGGAGATACTAGGGCTGTTCCTGACTTGAATGAGGAGATATTTGTTACAGAGTTTGGTAATTACTTCGCTAGAATCGCAGAGCCTTGGTTTGAAGGTAAAGAAGCTTCACTAGAGGAAATGGGGAGAATATTTAAAGAGAAGACTCAAAAGACATTCCAAACTAGTGATGATATTAAGAATGAGAAGTTAGGAAGACTTCTTAATATGTCTATAGATAATATTATGTCTGAATTTGGTAGTGCACTTATTAACAACGATTTAGCAGCAGGTTTTGATATGAACTTAGCTTCTGAATCCCGTACTATAACTAATTTAATTCAGAAATTAATAAAGAGTGGTAACTTAAAGGAGAATTGCTAATGGCTTGTTCATATAGTTTAAATATAAATGGAGAAGTTCGCCAATTTGGTGAAAATGGATATCAGGAACTATTTGAGTTTCTGCTGAAACATAGAAACATGATTGATGGAGGTATTATTAGTGATATAGTACTGAGTCAGGATAATGTTGTGGAAGAAATGGCAGCTAAAATAAAATCTGTCAAGACATCTAAGACTTCTATGTATGAATCAGATGTTAATACTATTGATTTGGAATCACCTGTAACTGCTCAAGGGTCTATATCTGTAACTGAATATTTAGAGACTACCCCTAGGCAGTCTGATAACAATAAGACTATTATACAACAATTTGATAGAGAGGGGTGGAAACGTCAATACATAAATTCTAAAGTGGAAGAAGGTTCTGTTAGAGAGGATGCTCTTGAAGAAGCTAACAGAACATTAGAGCAATGGGATTTAATTGCGGAAGCCGGTAAAGACATACACTCTATGGTAGGTGATTTCTTTAGTAATCATTATAGCCTAGTAGATTTCGTAGATAAGTACCGAGACAGGTATCATCCTGATGTTATTCGTAGTATGTATACCAACTTAGATAAGGTTAAGAAGGAGATATACACATTACATGGTAAATCGTCTAAACTAATACCACAATTAACAGTAGATGCAAATACTGTGGACGGAAAGAACATAATTGGAGCTATAGATTTGGTGGTAATAGATGAGTTTGGACAACCTCATATTTATTTATTCAAAAGTTCTACTAGTACCATGGCAAGTCTAGACAAAGCCAGAAATGTACGATATAACTACCAACTTGCATTCTATAGACAGATACTAGCATCTAAGGGAGTGCCCACTAAAAGTATGGACTTAAACATAGTTCCGATTATTACTGAAGGATTAAGAGAAGATGGAAGTCTGAGGGGGATTACTTTTGGAGAAACTCAAAACAGATTAGACTATGTTACTAGTAACGGTAATAAACCTCTATCATGGGGAACTGGATATATGTCTGAAATAGCTAATCTACATATCCCAGTCGGAGTAGAAGAGAACACAGTTTATAAGCCTATAGTTAATGAAGTGACAGAAATGTTAGAGAAGTTCTTCCCGGATTCTAAATTAAGGGATAGAAGAATGGATTTAGATATAAACAGTTTTATTAAGAACCCAGAGTTTGTGATAGATAGCCCAGACCCCTCTAAGGGTAGGTACTTCTTTATAGACAAGTTTACTAAAGAGCCTATATACATAAAGGAAGAGTCCGACAGAACTCAAAATGAGGAACTTAGAGAGAAAGTTACAAAGTACATAGAGAAGCTAAGGAAGCATAATAAAGAGAACACAGATAGATTTATGACTGAGCTAGAAAGGGTAGTGTCGGGCAGGCAGCCTATCTCCAAATTGTATTCTACAGGTGGAGTACAGGTATCATCATTTTTAGTGACTACCTTCTCTAAATATACTACTGCTCCAGGATGGTCTGTTGTAAAATTAGACAATTTCAACGAGCTTGGAATGATTGTATTGCAAAACATATTAACTAAACAGATAGATGTAATCTCTTTAAGCTACCATGACTTAAATTCACCCATGCCATTGTCGTTAGGAAGTACTATACTAGGGAGTCACGAGAAAGACGTGTACATAAAAGACCCTTATATTCTTAAATCTACAGGAGGCAATATAGAGTTAATAAAGATAATGGCCGCTTTAAATCAAACTTACTCTCAATTTGAAGACAAATTTAGTATAGGAGAGCTTAAAGTTATTAACCCAGATACCCAAAAGGCTACTATAGCTAGTAATAAATTACTGATTAATGCGTTTAGTTTGCTTTGCAATGAGACTGGGGTTACTAACAACATTAGGAACTTGCGCTTCGCAGATGCTATAGATTTGTTGAAGAATGAATACTTAGCTACCTTAAACGGACCAAATCTGTATGCTTCTGGACGTAAAGGGCTGGAAGGTATAAGAGATTCTATATATGAGTTACAGCCTGGAATAAATCATTTCACTGTTAACAACTTAATGAACATACAGAAGACTCTAGAGAACAGTTTCCCAGACTTACTTAAGAAGTCTACTCCAGAACAGCTAGCTAATAGAGTGTCTGAAACCTCTATAGAAAGACTTTATATGATGGTTCTAAATGCGATACGCTATTGCAGTGGTCTGTCAGAGGTTCAGCCGGAGCACCTTGCCGAATGGAGTGGAAAGGGCCAAATGTTTAGTGGTTATAAGATAACCAACCCAGATTTAATAACTGAGAATAATATGAGACAGGTAGTACAAACCGTAAGAGGTACCTGGGCTAACCTTACTAGAGATGTTCAGGCTCAACATCAGAAATTTGCTGAAGATGCTGTTAAACCTCTGTGGGAAGCCAAAGGGTTCTCCGCATTAAGACGTAATGCCATTGGAAACCAGAGGTCTCTATACTCTAATATGATTAGAAGAAATTCAGACGGAACCATTAATAGTGATATGCTGTTTCAGAATCCGTATGATAATAGTACGCCTTTAACTAACGAGGAGCGAGAGTTCTTAAAGAAAGCCCTATGGGAGATTAATAAATGGAGGTTTAATCTTAAGGGCAAATCCATTAACTCTCCAGAAGTACAGCAATACATTAAGCAAGAGAAATGGTACTGGATACCTCTTCAGAAGAGTGACAATCTACTAGCGCAAAGTATAAGTGAATTAGGGTTCTCTAAGTATATACAGCAAAAATATAATAATTATATTACAGAATTTAAGAGCAATTTTGCAATCTCTGAACATGACTCTTATACAGAAGAGGAGCTGATAGCTAAGAGGGAGTTGATGAATGATTATGAAATGCATAACAGATTTAATTATTCCGAGTCTAGTAGTGAGGCAAGACGTTCAGTTCTAGCCAAATACACCCCTGAATACTGGGAGCAGAACATAGAAACATTAGTAACCAGTTACGAATTGTACGCTATGAGAAAGATTGCATTTGACAAGATATTGCCAGTACTTAAAGCAGTTAAGCTTAAAGTCCTAACCTATGGTAACGAGACTGGAGTTGATGTGGAGAATATTAATAAGGCTATAGATGCATACATTAAAGTTGCTGTGTATAATGAGTCTCTAGTTTCAAAAGAAGGTGAAGAGCTATATAAGTATGTCAAACCTATTAGGAACTTAATTACACAATTCTGTATTGCATTTAACGCTGCTGGAGGTGTTCGAGATATGTTAAATGGATTCTATAAGAACTTAAATTTAGTACTGTCTGGAGCATTTCAAGACCCGGATTCTAAAATAACTATGAAGGACTTAATAGCAGCTTATAAAATAATGTCCAAAGATATAAAAGATTATCCAAGTATAGTTACTAAAATAGAGCTTATAAATGGAAGGTTTAGGTTAGCTGGATTTGATATGAATAAGATTCAGAAGGAATTAGTTTCTAATAAGTCAGGTCTTGCAAATCTGAGCCAGAAAGCATATTGGATGTCCACAGCTCCTGACTACTTTCATAGAATGGCCTTGTTTATAGCTAGGTCATTACATGATGGGTCTTGGGATGCTATGGAAGTTAAAGATGGGCAATTAACGTATGATTGGAAGAAAGACAAGAGATTCACACACTACGTGAATAATAATACGTCACATCCAGACTACAACAAGGAAAGGGCATTATATCTTTCTATGCTACGAGAGGCCAGCCCAGATGGTAAAATAAAAGAAGGAGATTCTTTACCATTTGCGTATACAGAAGCCCAGATAACAGGTATCAAAACTTTGTCTGATACTGTTTACGGGCACTATGATTACGATGCCAAAATGGTTGCAGAAAAGGTTGGAATGGGATTGTTGTTTATGCAGTTTAGAACATATCTATCTTCAATAAAGAATACTTGGGCCCTAAAACCAGACCAATATAATACTGGGGCACAGAAACATGCTACAAACGAGTTTGGTGAATTGTTATACTGGGACGGAGACGTAATAACTACTAAAGATACAGGGGTTCCTGTATATGAGTGGGGCTCTTCTTATATGGAAGGAATATTATATTCATTAAAGGCTGTATTTGATTCTTTTAGACAAGGTGGAATAGCAGGAGTTAAGGATACAATATTCAATGACCCTACTGGAGTCAGAAAACAAAATCTAAAGAAGTTTGGCAATGATGTACTATTATGGATATTATTGGGAACCCTAGGTAAGCTTCTAATAGACTTATGGGATGAAAAGCGTAATGAAAGTAGAGACCCTAATAGCATGATGCAAGCGGTAGAAGATGCAGCATTCGATGTGTTCGAAAGGGGATTTAATAGCTCGTATGATGACCTAACTCCATTAAATGCTATTAGTAGTATTTTAGACAATTCTGAACCTGCCGCCGTGGAATATGTCACTAGATTCTTTAATTCTACATGGGATTTTGTGGCTGGAGACAAATCTTTAGGTAGCTATTTAAGTACCAATATTTCGGCTGTTAGACAGTTCAGAGAAGGTATCAATACTATAGAAGATATGTACGAAGCAGCAGCTTCTGAGTAATCAAAAAAAATGGCCTGTACAGTAGAGCATTACACTCCACCATACAGGCCATTATTGTTTATTGAAGCACCCCTAGGGTCTCCATCATAGTTGCTACTTTGACAATTAACTCACCGAGAGTTCCGTTATTATCAATAACATAATCGTAGTCATTATAATCATCCAAAGCATGTTCTGAAATATGATTATCTAGTAATCCGGTATCTCTGTTTACCTTAATGACAATTCCTTTTCTATCTTTGATAGCCTGGACTTCATTTGGAAACCTAGTATCTGGCATAATCCAACAAGGCTCTACTGTATTCATATGTACGAATACAGTGTTACCGTATTCATCAGTACCATAAGTAGGATAACTCTTAAATTTCCTTTCATAGTCAAACATCATAGATTTAACCCATAGGTTAGGGTCAATAGTTCTTCCCACTTCAGTACCTAGTACTTGTAGGAACTCTCTATGAGTCATAGGCTCCCCTTCACTATTACTAATTGGAATATATGTAAATGATTCTTTGATACTCTCTGTCTCAAAGCTTGACTTATCACAACCCAATATAATGGACGCACACTGTTTCAGCTTCTCTGCCCATGGATGTTTCTCCCATACACTAAGTATAGGAGCAATATCCTCACTTTCACGGACAGCTTCAAAGTGTTTAGCATTCAGAGTTACTTCTCCCCATAGTTTAGAAGATTTAAGCCAACTTATATACCGAATGATAGTACAAACTGTATCCTTACCGCTTTGCTTCTTACCAACTATACCTATAATCATTCTTCTAGAAGGGTTATTTCATCGTCGCTATACTCACAATCTCTTACTTCTAAATCTCCTAGGTCTACTGTGTCGTAAGCCTTTTCCCAAGCTTCGTCTTCACTATCGGCTTCAACTTCTATGTCAAAGCATAGACGACATCTAAGCTGTCTATCGATACTTACATTATACTTCGGCATCAGTAGTAGCTATTACTAACTCACCAGAGTCAATTGCTTTACGAATGTATCTCATTAATGTGATAGGTTTCGGATACTCTGCTAGAAACGTAGTAGTTCCTACATCGTCTCTGTCATTCATGTCTATTGGAAAGACAATAGCTTTATCACCAGCTATTATTTGGTAATAAAGCACACCAGCTATAGCATGTGATATCTTAGCTGGATAAGGTAAGGTTACAATTTCTTTTAATGTCATATTATACTACACAAGATTTTACTAAATCAGCAATCTGTTTACCGTCTGCGGTAGGGAACATAGCTTTAAGCTCTTTGATAATAATTCCCATTTTGCTCTTAGGAATCTTAGGCCCGTCTTCACATCCTTGTAATGCACAGACTTCTACTAACCCTAAAGCAAGTACTTTATCATCAGGGACCTCGGGCAGAAACTCATTCAAGATAAGAGATTCTGCCATTTCATTATCATATAAATCCTGACGACCTGCCATACGATACTGTTCGGCATTATCAATACGTTGGTCACGTAACTTCTTAATAATGGCTACTTCAGCAGCATTGTCAAGAGGTTTAGCATTCTTAGCAGTTGCATAGTTGCTAAATTCCGTCTTAATTGCACGGAGGACTGTAGTCCGAACAGCGTCGTGATTCTTCATAGACTCCATAATTAAGGAGTTTAATTTATCATTCCACATATCATTTCTATTTAAAATGTTAATAACTCGGTTAGAATCCTCATTAGTAATACCTACGTTACCATTAGTTCTTACTAAGAACTTGTTCTGGCAAGACAACATTTCTCTATCATCATCCAAAATTGCATAGACGTAAGGTTCGGTTTGAGAATTTAACCACTCTTGGATTTCTTTACCTCTATGGTCTCTAAAGGGAGTGGTACTATAAATTTGGAACTTTAACCCAGCTTTGTCAAATACTGATTGTAAGTTAGAATCTGTTCTCCAAGAAGAACTAACTATTACCTTACAATCTGTTTTACTAACTATATCGTTGATGATATCAACACATTTTGGGTCGAAGTCACCTTGAGGATATACATGGTCTTTATTCCATTCTTCGTGATACCACTCGTCACTATTAAGAACTCCGTCTACGTCTAGAAATAAATATTTGTTAATCCTTTTCATAAAATGTTACTTGTCTGGAGAATCCGTTCTCCAGTATGTCCTTGTCTGGCGATACTTCATTCTCAACATCTGCCGAATATTCTTCTATGTACACTTCAGTATCAACATTCTGTATGGTACATCCAGCAACCCAAACACAATCACCCTTATCTATAATAACTTCATAGGGCAGCGCTGACCTGTAATCAGTACGATAAATTTTACCAGTTTGTCCAACTTCTGTACAAGCGGAGTCTAGGACTACTTTGACCTTAGTGTCTTTAGCTAAAGCATATCCCTTTCCTTCTAATGCACAGACACTGGTGTCCAATTTGTGTAGTTTGTAATTACTTAACTGTATTGCATACAATGAATGCTCTGATAAAGTCATAGAATATACACAAAGCAAATCACCATATTTGAGGTCTTTTGTATCCTCTCCTATATACTTGATACAATCGTCAAGGTATATTCGCGCAATAGGTTCAGGAGTCCAAATCTGGAAGTTTCCAGAAGGGTCCAATAAGTCATTATAAACTGGAATGATGAGAGCATCTTCTAGTTCATTTCTGTATCTATAATCTGCTCTAATTGCTAACATACTATCCCAACGCACTTCCGACTCTCTTATACCAGGACTGACTACAGTACCGTAAGCTCCTTCGACTATATGAGTATCTTTTGAAGAAACCATTCTAACTCTTGTTCCCTCAACAATTTTAAACTTTCCCTTTTTCAGATTCATGTTTCATAAATTCATCTGTTAATTCAACTCCTAATTGACATATCTCTTTAAATGACCTCTCATGTAAGAGGTCATTGTTATTGATTAATGCTAATGTAAATTCAAATCTCAATCTTTCATACTTTTCATGTTGCTCATTAGCTTCCTTTTGAGCTTCAGTTGCCTGTTGTCCATAAAAACTAGGGTTTAGATATTTCATAGTGTGCCTACGTAATATATTCTCTGCTGTACCAGAATCCCATTTAGATTTGCTTCTTATAAAGGCAATATCCTCACTTGAAACATTGGTCATAGCAGAATCACGGTCTCTATCTGTCTCAAATCCACCTACATAATGTACAATAGGACAATCATCTATGGTATATGGGTCATCATCCTCGCATAAGTCTGCATTGAGCTCATCTACCATGTCAACATGATAAAAACCGTCTTGTCCAGCTACGCCTACTCTAAACCTAGGTTCAGAGAACATATGATAAATGCACAAAATACATGGAGGACACTCTGTATCATCTGTATTCTCCTTAATGTAATTTGCTATGAAATTAGCTGCCATTTCATCACAACCCCTACAATCTCCGACTACAAATTCACAGTCATCGTAATTATCGTTGCATGTATCTATTACATCAACAATTGCTGGAACGTAGAACTTCTCAAATTCTTCAGGAGTTATGTCTCTGTGTCCACTAATAAAGTATGTCATTCAGCAAATAAATCGTCTAAACCTTCTACTTCTTCATAATCTACATAAGTATAAAAGATGCCTTCAATGAGATGTCTATGATTAAACGCCCACTGGTAATTATCAAGGTCAGATATTTTAACCCACATGATAGCCTTTACCTCATTCTCCTCTCCGCCTAGCTGTCCTTTGATAGCATTAGTAGAAATTCCAATATGACTCTCGTCTACTACAGCCATGAACCTCATAGTGACATTCTGTCTGTTAGAGTCTTTCGGGTCATCGTTAACGCTACACATATAAAGAGCACTAGGTTCAATCTTAACTCCAGTTTCCTCGTAGATTTCCCTAGAGCAAGCTTCTGCTAATGTCTCATCAAAGTCCAAATAGCCACAAGGACAGTTCCAATATCCTTGAAAGTCTGGTGCTCCTTCACCTCTTTGATTAGCAAGAACACACCATTCATTGTTAATCCTACAGAATATAAATCCTGCAACGGCTATACTACGGTGAACCCAAACTGTCTCCCCAGCGTGTTCACCAGTTTCAATTTTAATAGGATAATTCTTCATTAATAAAATTCTTCAGTTAATCCAGCTTTTATACATATAATCTATATTGGTCAATGAATGCTTCTACAGTATCTCTTACAAATGGCTGGATGTATATTCCAAGCTTTACTCTATTGCGAATGCAAGTAGAGCATATTGTTATTTGCGGAACATATACAACATGTACATTCTCCGGAAGGTCTTGTGGAGTCTCCTCTCCACTTACCACCATGAGGAATTTATAGTCATACAATATTACAGACCCTTTATGCCATTCAGGAATATCCTTATAGGTTTCTGGAGTAGTAATGATTACTAATTCATCCTCTGGCATTCTAGACTTTAATTCCTCTAATACAACGTATGTGGGTATACCTCTGGGATAAGCAGGACCTGCTAAGTCTTTCTCTACATCACTTACATGCACAAAAGGTAAAGTGTCGAATTGCATACAACTCATAGCATACCTATATGAAAATTTAGAGCTACTCTCCTTCCATAAGTTTTGATATGCAGGAATTACTAATACTCTACCCACCTGGCTAGAGTTAATGGCTCCCATTACCACATTTACATGCCCGATATGGGGAGGGTCAAATGAGCCAAAGAATAATCCTACTCGCATTGCATTGCCTCCTTAACTGCTGCTTTAACTATACTATCAAGTTCATGCTTACACTTCTTACAGTCTCCTGCATGTGCAAACCAATGATTTTGCCAGTAATATGTATGACCATTCAAAGTAAGAGCTTTGATATGACCATTACGACAAGTTCCAACCTTATCATAATTGTCAGTCACATTACTACTGGGAGTACAACTAGAAAGGAGCCAAAGCAAAGCTAAGGCTCCATAATACAATTTCATTTTCATCTAAATCCAATTTTAGGTCTATTACTTTCAATTTGTTCACCACCATTGTCTGTGCCTAAGTTATAGACATCACACAATGCCATGTCTTCAGTTACAGGTTCAGTCTTACCAAGTTTAACAGCTAAGGCAGTAGCTTTATCTTTGGTAAGTTTACCAAATTCATATTTAACTTTCAATCTTCCTTTACGTAATAATGCTTTATCAATACTACTAATATCAGCATTAAAGGTACATATGAACTTAAGGTTTAAAGAGTCTCCAAGTATACCGTCTGACAGGTTTAGTAAAGAGGATATTCTGTGATTTCCTTTAGTGTCCCTACTTACTAATAAGTCCTCGCAGTCTTCTACTACAAACACTGAATCTCTCTTATTAGTAAGAAGTTCAATAAATGAAGCATCCCCAATGTATTGAAACGTAGAAGCGTCTAAGAACACAAACTTCTTACCTGGATTGTCGGCTATTAGCTTTCTAATATAACTAGTCTTACCGCAACCAGGAACTCCGTGTAGTATGGCAATTCCACTCTCCTTGGAATTTATCATATCGGTTATTTGTTGATGTGGTAAGTCATCATTATAATTAGATTGTATATCACAATCTTGCTCTTTTACCTTCATGAGTGTAGTTCTGAATCCTTGATTACTGTAGGTTACGTATTCCATAGTAGCTTTAGCCTCTTTATATACCAAGCAATCTACTATTTCTTTTGGAATGTCATCAGTATTCAACATTAGAATTTCTAGGTCCTGAAGGTCTATAATATACTCATCAGTAAATAAGAAGTAATCATCTTCCCACCTTATACGAACTGCATCTGGAAACAACTTTAAAAGGTTGTGCTGAGTTGCCCAATAGTCTATAGGTTTGCCCTTGGAAATAGATTCAATCTTTCCTTTAGATTCTGCATCTGACCATTCTCGTCCTTCTGGTAAGTCTACTGCATAATAATCTGACCTAAAAGTAGCCCTATGTGGAGCTCTTCCATGTATCTTCATAAATACAGCGGCTAATGCAGAACCTAACCCGTAAGTTGGGGCTATGACTACATCATAACACTCTTTAATAGCTGTGTGAACTCTTCTTTCTAAATCATTCATATAATTCCCTAGATATATAAATTGGCGCTTTCTTACGTTTGAACTCTGATGCCAGATGTATAAACTACCTTTTCAGTTGGCATCCTTTTAAACATTCAAATATAGAGGTTTGTAAGAAACTACATAATCTTCATTTACTAACGATACGTTAGAGAACTTCATGCCATTAAATTCCTGTATTCCATGACATCCACTGTGAATGTGTCCGCAGAAACAATGTTTAGGTTGTTTACGCATGATTTCATCGGCTAACCATGTATTACCCGCATCTTCTCCTGCCCACGCTCCTTCATGTATCTCACCTAGCCCAAGTAGTCTAGGAGCATCGTGAGATATAAGAATATCACAATCACTAGGCATATGAGCATACTTAGCTTCCAGGCGTTCAGGCTCTCTCATGAACGCCCAATTACCAAATTGCTTACAGTAGGGAGTTCCGAAGATTTTAAACTTCTTGAATACTCCTGGCTCGATTTCATGCTCGTATTCCCAAGACTTATTATGTAAATACACCAATTTGCCGTCAGTAGGCTTATGAAACATGTTGTACATATCTGGTTCCAAACCTCCATTTCTTTCAAACCAGAAGTCATGATTACCAGCTATGAATACTACATGTTTACATGGTAACCCATTAGCCCATGGAATAAACGTATTTTGAAGCCATAGCCTAGATTTAGGCATGTTTAGCTGTATATTTAACGGCATGATATCTCCACAGATGAGAAATATATCACATTCTTCAACTGCGGGAAGTACTCCATGTAAATCAGATGTAACTCCTATTCGCATTTCTCGGCTGTATATTTAATCCGTATTTCAGTCATCTCACCATTAGCAATATCTGGAAGTGATTCAACAAAACCTACACCATAGGTAGCTCTTAAATCGAACTCTCCTATCCAAGTAGAGTCATCTGTCTCTTCATCAGAAGTATTCCATTCATCATCATATTTAACTGGAGCCACTGACCCTTCGTAAAGCCACTTATTGCCGTTGTTGTCTATACAATACCAATAACGCATAGTTACTTAATTCCAAATTCAAACTGAAGATTCATCTCAATCCGTTCACCTTTATTTAACTCAGGGAACTTAACGGTTCCTAGAAGTTTATCGAAGTCAAAATTGAAGTCTTCTTCCGACCAAAACAGACCTTCTTTTCTTGGGTCTACCCACTCACCATCATCGTCCATAATTGGTGGTTCTTCTCCAACAAACAGAAATACTTCCTCGTTAGCAGCTCCTTCTAAGTCTCTACAACACCAAAATCGTTTCATTCTTTATACCAAGTTGTGTTTAACTGTTCATCAATCTCAAATTGTAGTGGGCCTTTATCAAACGTAGTAGCTGGAATAACACAGTCTTTAAATACATCATCTGTGGCAGAAGTCCACTGATAGTAGTTATTCATTCCTTTCCAACCGCTGCCAGCTCTCTCCGGCATGTCACCATCGGTTACATGAAGGTCTCCACATCTATTGGCGACTACCCACCACTTACCCACTGGGTTAGTTATTTCCTTTCTCATTTCTAGTAAATTCAGATACGTCCTCTAAATAATCTAATAACTCCTCTTCAGTTTCAGCCAGTTCTAAAATACCAGGCCACTCTAAGGTTATACTAGGTTTGTATATACGATACCAATCCCCGTCTATCCCTATCCAAGTGGTCAGGTCAGATGTGCACATGTAAGGCTCACCTTTAGCATCCAGCTGTCTTCTTATCCCAGGATTTGGACAAGAAGGCCCCATATCTAATTCTAGAGTATGCCCGTGAACTGTAACTACTTTAGACATATTTCAAATTTTATAGGTTCATCTTCATACGTCATATCTTCCGGAATTGGAAAGCTAAATAGATTTGCAGGATGTAAATCATTAACAGCTCCCATACATTCTAAGCAGTCATACGTAGGGTCCACATTCCAGCTTTCACCGTCAAAGATAGGCGGGCTGTCGTAATACCAACCCTGCCCATCTTTATCTATTGCATAGTAATAAGTCTTAATCATTACTAAGAGTCACAGTTCCCTCAAACTTGTACAATTTGTCGGAATCAGTGTAACTTATTAGGGTTGGAACATCTACAGGCTTTCCTGAATGCTTAAGAAGCCAAATATAACCATTGTGCATTAGGATGCCAATATTTCCAAGCTCGTCTATTACTAGGTCTCCTGCTTTTGGCATTTCGTCATTTCTATTCACTTCAACTTTCATTCCTTCAAGTCTCCCATTACGTTACGGTTAAGCCTGTCATCAATTCTCTCCTTACAAGCGTCAAGGTAAGCTTCTAGAGCAGCAACTTGTTTAGCATTTTGCTCACAAGGGAACTTCTCATTCAACTTCTTTACTCTGTCAAGCAGGATAAGGGCAAGTTGTTCTGATTGCCACCCTGGAGTTACTGTACCGTCTTCGTGCTTGTGAACAAACTGAATTGTGTCAGTAGCATCCACATACTTAGTTTTACCATTAACAAAACCAGCACACATTTGGGCACGGTAACGATGAGCTCCATTGAATCCATCATCGGGAATTACTTCAATAGTTTCCTTATTACTAGGATACACCTTTAAGTCCTTAACTGGAACATACTTCTTTCTGCTACTAATAATTTTAGCCATAATGCTTATTCTTTATAAATGTCCAACAATTCACTAAATTCGTTAATAGTCTCACACAAATGCTCTATGCAATTTATGAGAGCTCCTTTCTCCAGTCCTTCTAGCCATTTAAGTCTAGTTTCTGGAGTGCAATCTTCGAGACAAGTAGGAGTAGGCTTCTCCTCTCCTTCTAACTTATCGAAGATAAATATTCCACTAAGATTTCTGCGCTTCATTCATTTGCTTATTAATTATACATTTAACTTGAGCATAAGATACAGGAGTGTAATTATTATTATCAACTCCTACATCATACTGGGTTGGAAGTAAATAAGGCAGTCTAGCTGCATCAGCTCCAGCACTATTTGGGCCTGAATGTACATGTCCAAATAGCTGCCATACGGCATCCTCTGGTTTACGATATATTCCACCATAACACAGAAACGGATAGTGATTTAAGTATATACTACGAGTCTCTATCGAAATCTGCATTTGGGGGACCACTATCTCAAACTTACCCATGTAACCTTGTCTTATGTTCTTCCTGTCATGGTTTCCCAATATGAGGTAAATCTTGCCTTTTAGACGAGACAAAACATTACTCCATACTGCACTACCACCTAGAGCAAAATCTCCCAAATGGAAGACTGTATCATCGTCAGAGACCACACTATTCCAGTTCTCAACTAACATATCATTCATATGGTTTACATCCTTAAATGGACGATTGCACAGATTGATAATGTTAGCATGACCAAAATGTGTATCTGACGTAAAGAACGTATGCTCCGGGTCAAATTTAGATTTATCTGTCATCTTCCACAACAATGTTTATATTTCTTGCCACTGCCACATGGACAAGGGGCATTACGACCTATTTTAGGATAAGGTCTAACATATGGTTCTCTTCTTAGGAAGTTAGCAAGATGTTTCCTTAGTAATGCTTCTTCCTCTTTCGACAATTCCTTGTCCATGTCTAGTGCGTCCTGCATTCTGAATGTGATTAGATACTTTAAGAATAATACAAATCTGATAACTAAGTGCATCTTGTAGTCTAGGAGTTTTGCCTCTTCCTTATGAAGTTCTCGCTTATATCTCCTAGTATCTGTTCGATACTTGTAGATTCCCTTCTGCATCAATATCTATATAGTCATCCAACAGTAATCTATCTCGTAATTCAATTGCAAGTTCTCTTGCCTGCGGATGAGCATCATTTGCACATCTCAATTTCAAGAACTCTATCCATTGTTCAACAGTGCCAGTCATTATTAATTCTGTCTTTAATGCTAAAGGTAGTACATTTCTAGCCTGTTGAGCAGGCTCGCCCTCTGTCAACAATCCGAAATATGTACTTTCTGCTTCACACATAGCTTGTATCCATGCAGCTTCAGTTCGAGACAATCCTTCAGATATAGTTAAATCATAAGTATGACATAGTTCTATATTATATGAATTACCCTCGAACATATTCTTATACCAGCACGGTATTATACAATTTAATTCCTTACCAAACTTAGCCTTAGAGTAATTGCAATACCTAGTACTTTCTTGAGCGAAGCTAAATAGTCTGTGTCTACAGAACTCTCTAGCAACTCCCATATCACATATAAACCTTACAGTGACACGTTTAACGTGATATTCTGTAGGTTCACACAAGTATTGCAAGTCCTCAAGCCAACCATTTTGGAGTAACACTCTATAGTTAGTAGTTATAGCTACAAAGCCATCAGGTATACCCGGGACTGGTTGTGCTTGTACAGCTTTCGAGTACTGATTCTCATTATACTTACTCCAAAGTCTGTAAGCAATGGGATTAGAATCATCATTAGCCTTAAAGTCATATCTGAGATACACAGTACCATGCTCTAGCATAGCAGTATGTCCTCTAGCTATAATGACATTATTAATAAACTTCTTAGCACTGTCTTCTGTTATCTTGTCTTCAGACTTATAACAAGTCCTTGCACACAGTTCCATGTGTTTGAACAAACCTTCAACACTTGGTTCCTGGTTAATAAGTTCTACTTTCGGTTTGATTAGGCGCATTAAGCTTTAATTCTACTTCTTTAGATTTGCAATGAACATAATCTCTTAGTAGATGATAAGTTTTGGTACTTATCTCCATCTTCCAATCGTTAACAAACCTTACAAATTCATCATTGAAGTAAGCAACTGCGTCTAAATTAATTGCAAACCCGTCATCAGCTTCAACGAAATAAGCCATTAATAGAATTTTACTTCTTTAGAACTATATTCATCTTGTTCGGAGACAAAGTCATTATCATTGACTATCTCCTCCTCTTGACAGGCATCTTTCTCTCTATCCCATATACATACCAAATCAAGTGCACTTTCAAGATGTTTTAAACTGTAAGGTGCTCTGTGATTTTGGTCAAAGTTACTGTACACTCTCTTAAATACCTTCATTATGTCCCATTCCCGATAAAGTTCATTATCAGTATTCATGAGCATATTAAAAGTATATGATGTACCTTGCATATAGCCACCCCGGCTCAAGAATACAATGTCTTTATTCTTAGAAGCATTAGGCGGTAAGCAATCAGTGATTACTAGATACAGTTGTTGATTTCTCATCTGAACAACCATTGTATTCTCTAAATCATTCAGAGTCATCGTCCCAGTTCATATAAGGGTTAGACGCGAGGTTATAGTTATAATACTTAGTATCTTCTGTAACCTCTTCTCCTACAAAATCAGGCAGAGGAGGGTTGAGAGTTGCCTGTGATAACTCACACTCGGCAATTACTAACCCTTCATTCTCTCCTAAGAACTCATCAATTTCCCATTTGTTACCCATATGATATACTATGTAGCGTACCTTACGAATAACATTAGGACAGAACTTTAGAAGCTCCTGTGCTTCATACAATGGGATTTCCTGTTGCCATTCAAAACGACTAAGGGTTCCCTTAGCTTTAATAAATAGTCAACCATGATTGTCCCTAATAGCTATCCTAGTTTCAGAGAGAGGATTGTCTCCAAGATAACCCTGGACTATCAATCCTGCTCTTTGAGCCTGCATCTTATAGCTATTGTTTTTCACTAAATACTTTCTTTCAACTTCAATCATATTAATGTACCCAATGGTCTTCAATTGATATATCAGCACCTAAATGAGCACGTACACAAAATGGTTCGCCTCCACTTTCCATACATTTAACTAGTATATTACCTACTTCTTCAGCAATATCATCCGGTGCTTCAACATTATGTTCATCATGTACGGGAACACAATATTTAACTATAAATAGCAGATTGTTCTTCCTTAGCCAATTGAAGAACTTAATTGCAGACAACTTGAAACACATAGAACCAGCATGTTGTCATTCTGTTATCTTAGAGGCTCTTTATCCTCTAATTCTGTACCTGTTCGGTGCAGTTCGGACTATATCTTAATATGTTTTTACAAAACGTGTATAACTCCTCAAGAGACGCAGAGTTCTTCATAGCGTTAGCTTTCATACTGATGATTTGAATATTTCCCTTAACGTATCCTTTAGAATTGTCAATTCTATCAATAGATGGAGAGTAATCATAGCATTCTTTAGTTCCAAAATGGAATGGAACTTCCAACAGCGGACATTTCTCTGGAATTACTATATCAGACAGTTCCAAGTTAAATTCTAACCCCTTTCTGGCAGCACGATTTTTGGCACTGGTTAACATAGCTTGTTCTATGTTACGTTCTCTGGACGCCTTCTTCTGCTGCTGAATTTCTTCTCTATATTCTGGACATAGTTTAATTCTAAGCTTCCTGAAATAGTTCTTATCTTGTCCACCATTAATTAATGTATGCTCTTTATAGCAATCACTACACATCCAATATCTACCAGTTTTACTTTTAGCATAAGTATCAAACTTATCTACTGGTAACTCTTGTTTACATACAGGACAGATTAGTGTACCTTCAGTAACTATAGGTGTTACTTTAACTCCGTCTCTTAGTCTTCTTAACTCCTTCCTACAAGTCTTACATGTATTATCATGTCCATCTTTCATAGACTGGACTTTATAGAAGTTGTCTATAGATTGTTCTTTATTACAACGTTTGCAAATTTTAGTACTGCACACAATACAATTTTTAATTACCCTGCAAAGATAATTAATATTATGTGTAATACATAACATATTCTCCCTGTTCGTGGAACTTTACCTTCCTTACCATCTAAAGTAAGGAATCCGTGTTCTAGTCTCTACACACTTCTAAACATTACTGTTTAGGTTGGCTCGGTATTCCCATACAGTTAATCATCACGACTTGTGCTCCAGGGTTCACCGAATTAAGGGAGTTTTACTCCGACACAACTTGTGAGTTCATCGGATAGTTAATAGATTGCTTCATGGAATCAGATAACCTTCTTCTCAAATGCTGTGAGCTTGTTTTATAATAATTGTCCCCACTACGCCCTAGCATATACTTAGCTTCAGGAGACCCAAGTTCACCGTCGATTTTACACAGATTGTCCCAGTCATATATAAATGCCTTATGCTTAGTAATAGGATTAAGAAGGATATATCCCTTATCAAGGACATCTTCTCTCCTAAACTCCTGATATCTCTTTAGTCCAGAGAAACCAGACATATAGTTATTATATACTTCTTGAGCTCTTGCCTTAGTAAGACCGTAATTCTTCATTAAAGTGTTCCAATCTCCACCATAATTAAAACAAAATTCATACCCTTTAGCAGCATCTCTAAGAGGTTTGTATTTAGCTTTAACTTCAGATAGTGGAGTATCATCAGGGATGTCTGTAAATACTATTCTGGCAGTTAGACTGTGTAAGTCACCACTACCATAGATAAGCTCTTCCAACATCGCCTTATCATTGGCAATGGATGCCATTAAGAAGGATTCCTGCCCTTTATAATCACAACTAATCCATTTATATCCAGTATCAGAAATGAAACATGACCTAGTAAATGGGTCATGTGGCAAATTCATTAAAGACGGGTTAGTAGCGGACAGTCGCCCAGTATCAGCTCCTAATTGAAAATAGTCTGGGTGAATCCTACCACTTACTGGATTAATCTTATCTATAAACTTCTGTCCAAAGGTATCAACTAAAATTTTAGCCTTCTTATATTCTACATAAAGAGGAACTATACTACACTTATGTGCTTGTGGCTTTATCAACTTAATATCAGCAGATTTCTTCTTCTGCTTAGTTTTAGCATCAATGGTAGTACAATTAAGTCCCAACATTTCAAATAGTGGAACTACTTGCTGACTACTAGACCAGTTAATGTTACACTTAGCTGAAGCATCAAATCCACTGAACAAGTCGCCTTGTAAATTCTTGGTAACATATGGGAAAGGTTTGTCATATTCATAGTGAATTAATCCGGTTTGCAGATTACAAACTCTCCTTATTTGTCCCATATGAGGGCCTACTTTGTCAAATAGTTGATTCTCATGCATAATGTCCACTTCCTCTGTGCAGGCTTTAACATAGCCTTCAGAAGATTTATGTTCATTATAATAATTTTCAACCCACTCGTTAAGCTTAGCTTCTGCTTTATTAACTTCCTCCTTATCTCGAATCATTTTCTGCTTCCATTTTACTGGGTCAAGTTTAGCTCCACAATATTCCATATAGGCAATTACTGGGGTAAACTTCATTTCAAATTCGGCAGCTTTAGTTAATTCCTTCTTCTCTAATTCTGCATCTTGCTTCTCTTTAATCTTAGTAAGATACATAACATCACCAGCGGCATATTGTACCACTGGTATGGTTAATCCTTGAGTGATAATCTGCCCTCGAACAGTTTTATCAATATCTATACCAAGATAGTTATCAGCTGCCGCTTTTAAAGAAAGACTATGAAACTGGGGAGGATAGCCAAGATAGAGTAACTTCTCAGCAATCATTCCATCCCATACATTATAAGGAACTATTTTATGGTGATATAGAAACCTTAAATCAAATGCAATATTCCAACCTAAGAAAGTCTTAGTAGGGTCTTCAAGGACACATTTAAGCTTCTCAATTGGAATAGTTACATTGTCAACGACTATTTGGTCTTCCCCTAAACCATACTGAGTACACAGTAATGGTTTTGTATAGGGGTCTAAACCAGCAGTTTCTGAATCATATTCTACCCAACTATGTGGCATAATCATGTCTATAGCATCAGATAGAGATAATTCCTTATAAGCGTCAGTTTCAAATAGTGACCTTTGATTACTGACTAGATATATCATGAAACCTCAATATCAACAGTACTAATATCAACATCTCCTAAGCTACTAAGTGCGGCTTGTATTCTGCTCTTAATAGCTTCTATGGCTTCATCTATATCCAAATGTCCGTAATATTCATACCATGCTAATCCCTTAGCATTTATGTCAACTTTGAAGACTTTCTCTTCTACATTATAAGGAGCAAATGGGTCACGTTCTGCTCCAGCTGGTAAATTACTCATTAATTAATAGCTGTTAGAATTAATAATAAGTAATCTGTCCACAGACCTCGTCACCGAGTCTTAATCAGCTGTATCGAAATACAGCAACGTTGGGTTATCTTTCTGTATATCTATAGAATCCAGATTCCTAATAGCTAGCTGTTGAGCGAACTGATTAGTATCAAACCCTATCGTTATAAGATGATAACCATGTGCAGTTGGAATTACATGTTTAACTTTGATGTCTTGTGCACCTCTACAACTATTAACAATTTCTATGATTGTGTTAAGATAGTTCTCGTCCTTACTATCAACATCCACAACCCATAGTGGCTTGTAGCCTCTAGCTCTAGTATGCCCACAAGATGAATCCCAAATGCGATATCCTTGATAGCAGTTGCCTTCTTGGATTAGTTTGGCATACTCTTGTATAGCAGTACATGCCACTTCTTCAGCATTACGTCTATTCAAGGTAATGTATGCTCTTGCATGATTACTCTGGCACAATTCAGTAATTTTAGCTCTTTTGCGCTCTAGCTGTTCCCTACTGAATATATAGTAAGTTTTAACAGTCCTATATCCGTTATTACCAGTATCAGTAACACAGCCGTCTTTCTTGCGTTGTATAATTTGCAAGAAATAGAACTCATCTGAATTATTAAATTCCAGAATGTCTAGTATTTGGTCAAAATTATCTATTACCATTCTTCTCGTCTTTAATTTCGTAATACCTGTCTATGGTAATGAAGAACAGAGCTAAACAGAAACATTCTGCCATTAAAACAGGACATGCAAACAGAGCTACAAGCCCAACTATCATTCCTATTAACATCCAAGGTGCTGCCATAGCAAGCAAATTGCGTATAGTAGAATCATCGAAATTACTTCTTAGCCATTTGTTCATATCGCTTATCCCTTTCTTCAATTACTGATAATGGTGATACTCCAGGTTCTAAGGTTTCAATAAGTACAAATCCATTCTCTGGTGTAATCATTGATTCCTTCTCACTTACACTACCCTTATACTTCTCACCATAATCTCCCTCTACCTTCTTAGTAGCGGGATTGATATCTCCCCAATCTGAATGTCCTCCGATTGGTTCAACATAGTATTTCCTACCAGTCACTAATGATTGATATATAAATCTACCAGTGTCATCAGTGTTCTTTAGAAATCGTTTCTCTAAATCAGTCATTTGGAACTACATCTAAATCTGTCAAATAAAATGCATTGTCGTTTAAATCTCTTTGTACGAAGTATCCGTTAACTTCGACAGTTTCTCCTTTAAGAGTATGTATAGTTACTTCTCTGTCTCGGTCATATCTTTGGAGAATTTCAATCAGTTGTCCTACAAGTATTGCCATTAGAACTTACCCTCATTCGGTTGTAGACAAATCAAGCCTTCATTTCTCCACATCTCTACACACTTACAATTGTCCTCAAGTACGAAAGGTATATAGAACTTGCCTTTGATATTGTCCTCATACAGTTTCTTCTTACATATAGGACCAGCAGTAAAGCTCTTAGCAGGACGCATGAGAAGTATGTCAGGATGCAACCAATTGTTCTCTAACCACTGTTCCGTAGCTTTACGAACTTCAGGAGTGTCTTCTCTACCAGTTAGAATTATTAACTTAGCAGGATAATTATCACAGAAGTTTCTAATAAGCTCAATGACAGGAGTAATAGGCTCATCAGTAAGCATACCTTCAGCTGCACCTTCTCCGTAGAAGGGACGGCCACTAGTATTCAAACATACAGTTGCATCCATATCTACAATGATTGCTGCTGGTAGGTTAGTATCTTGAACTAATGACTTAGCTTTGGCTGCCATAATTTCTTCATGGATTATGAAGTCCTTATAACGCCTCCAAGTTTGCCTAATAACCTTCTCTCCAATAGGATTAGGTCTCATAGCATCACGGCGAATACATTCTTCAACAGGAGTCCAAAAGTCCTTATACTCTATATCAACATGTATTCCCTTGTCCTTCTCTATATTGGCACATAGAGTTCTAATCCATTCATCCTCTTTGGGATTCAGATTCATATTATCAACTACTACATCGTAACCTTTAATCAAAGCAAACGTTATCATATTAGCTTTAGCTTCAGTAACTAGCTTCTCCCTATTAGGAACCCAGTAATCACCTAACATGTTACGAATATCATCATTGTTAAATCTTACTCTGTGCTCTGGGTCTTCGTGACACCATTGTTTAGCAAAACTAGTTTTGCCACTTCCCTGAATTCCTCTACAGATTACTAATACTCTAGTTTCCATTAATCAATATTACATAAGACATCACTGAATCCACTATAATCTAAATCAGTTAAAACGTCCCGTATGAACGATATATAATCTCTTGTGCTTTGTAAATCTCGTATATACTCTTTAGTGGATATTATCTCCTCTATAGATTCAGGATTACCATAACAGAATTTCTCATATTCTGTACGTCTTGTTTCCGCCTTAGTAATGTCAGCATCAATGTCTTGAATTACTGATTCAACATCACTAATAGTGAGTTTAGTATACTTCTCCTCATTACCAGCATATGCTATATTGAGATTGTCAGAGAATCTCTGATATACCTCGTTAGACCTACTAAATGATTGAAGTAGTAACTTCTCCTCCGGATGTGCCCTAGGCACTAAGTAAAATGATAAATAACTACTCATTTCTCGTTAGTTGGCTTAAGCCATAAATTGGTCTTACTAAAGATATAATCTCTAAGTCTTGGAAGGTAATCAAGATATGTTAAGGTTCTAATGGTATTGCATCTAAAACACTTAATCAGTTCCTCTCTAATTCTCTCCTCTGACACTACTGGCATTTTAGAATCATAATCATATAACACCATAGCTTGCCAAGTTGTTTGCTCTATTGTGAATCTCTTAGTAACCGCAAACCTAATGGCTCTAAGTATCCTAAGAGGGTCATCATCGAATGTTGTTACAGGGTCGAGGGGAGTTCTTATCAAAGCATTCGTTATATCATGCTTACCATAAAAGTAGTCAATGATTTCTCCAGTATCAGGGTCTTTAGCCATAGCATTAACAGTGAAATCTCTACGTGATAAATCATCATACAAGTTACCTGGTTCTACTATAGGAGTCCTAGTACCTGGAACATATCCTACTTCCTTTCTAGCCATTACGAAGTCTGCCACACCTTGATACTTGTATCCTTCTGGGAACTTAGCACGTATAGTATAGCAATCTGGAGTTACTAAGAAGATTTCAAAGCCTTCTTCCCTCAAATGGCTTTCTAACATAGTGAAGACTGCATTAGTAGTATTTGGATAGATTCCGTCCACCAAACATTGTGCTTCCTCTATGTTACGCAGTAACTCCTCACTGGGTACAGCTACGTAATCAACATCCTTATTAGTAAGACCTAAGAGTTCATCTCTAATCTTACCGCCTACTTCATAAAATTTAAAATCTTCCATTAATAAAAATAATCTGATTCAACTTTCTGAATAATCTTCTCTCTGCTTCCTTTTAGACCATAGCCACTACGTTCGTTGCTACGTTCGTAACAACTAAAGTATTCTAAAACTTCATGTACTAAAAGATTAAAACTATGATTCTCGAAGTGATGCCCATCCACATCAATAGACCAACCACATCCATCTAACCACCTATACACATTTAGATGCTTACCATTAACATGGTTTGGAAGGTTTGCTAATAGTGACAGATTATCCATTCTCTAATATTATAACAATTTACCAGTCATACACACAACCGATTACTTGCTTCTCTTTAACGAACTCATATAGTTCATTAATAGCTTCATCCCACGTTAGGTCAGGAAATTGGGCATACTGTGATACATTACCATCTTCATCCTTGAAATCGGCTATGTCTAAGCAGTTCATATACTTGATTGTTGAATACCTATCAAAGTAATCATAGCTATCCATGAAAGTAGGAAGTTCTATCCAAGGAGCTACTGGTAATAAATCATAGACAGTCAGCAGGTCAAGAGCTACCTCCTTAGAGATAGCTCCTTCATCTGCCTTCTTAAATATTTCTTTAGCGAACTCAGCCTTGAACTGGTTCAATTTCTCCTTCATCGACTTTAAAGTCCGAATTTCTTTGTCTAAGTCTTCCATCATATATTAATATGAGTTTATCAAATTCTTCATCTGTTCCTTCATAAGGAGTAATTTTATAGTTGTAGTAATCTTCCCACTCGATACTATCAACTACCTGTCTTATAGCTTCTTCAGTCATGTTATGATATTCATAACCTTCTGTAGTAACTATAAACGAATCTGGAACTATACCAACTGCGATTTCGAAAGCATATGCATCAGCTGCATTGTTCATGTCTTCATCAAACAAGCTCTCTGCGTATGCAGCATATCCACTATATGTTTCGAAATCATTAATGCAAGTTATAATATACCTGTTCATTGGTCAGATTCTATATCAACTTCACCTTTATCTAATGCTTTAGATTCTGCAAATAAGAATCTATTACATTTTAACTTATATGCCCCAGATAGACCGTCTTCTATACGAATTACTATACCTTCATGTGGCACATCATTGTGACACTCCGGAGATAGTTCTTCCATGAAGAAATTCTTGTCCTCGGCTAATCTTTGTATGAAATTCTCATTCCAGTGTTCAGATACAGATATATCCGGATATAAATCCTTCGCATATCCATAATACAGTTCTGTTACCGGAGTGAGGCCCTTATCTTTACACCATTGTTGCACTTGTCTAGCACTAAATTCATACACTATTCCGTCAGGATTAGTATAAGTAATACGGTACACTCTGATACCAAAATGCACATTATACTTATATGGAGTAGTTTGAGTAGTAGGGTCCCATATCGGCATATCGTAACCATAATCATAAGCTTTACCTCCCATTGACTGAATTGCTCCTCCAGTAGGAAGCCAGCCTATAATTTCATAATAAAGAGTTAATCCTTTAGTTAAAAATGGCTGTAATACTTTATGAGCTTCTCCCCACACATCACAGCCATAGTAACCCTCACTAACTTCCTTATTATAATATTGGTTCTTTACAACCTTTCTAGAGGACCACAGATAGTCATATGCAGTGTCAGGCACATAGGTAAGCCAACCAGCTACCTTGTCTTTCCACTTCAATTGCCTTTTGCATAACACATCTGCTGATATTCCAGACGTGCCATGAACTTTACTAGTAATACTAATAATGTCGTTTGGCTTAATTATCCATGGCCACTTCTTAATAAGAATAGTATCGTAGTGGAATCTAAACTGATTGTCAACTAACTTGCTCAACCCTTTAGGCTGTTTACCAGTTCTAGTTTTATTGCTGGAGCCAGAAGTTCTATTCTTTAATATGTACTTCTTACAAATAAACAGGTTTCCTACCCTATCAAATTCAGTGCCGGCATCTATTCCAGTTACAGCTTCGGTATGTCCAAGAGAGCTTATCCATTTAGTAATGGACTCTATAGACATAATAAATCCTTCTGAAACATGGCCCTGCAACTTAATAATCTTCACTCTTCCGTTATCTTCGAAATACCCAGGTGCTGCTTCCTTGTCAGCATTCAGCTCAATATGTCTGAACTGGTTATTAGCTGACAAGAAAGAATAGTCAATAGCACATCCTATAGGGAAATACACATACATTCCAGGTTCTGTATCTTTACTAACCGAAATAGTATATCCGTCTATATGAGCACATTTAAGACGCTCGCACTTAGGGTTTGGGTGTGGTGTAAAATCGTGGATTTCCACAATCTTAGCGCAATAGTTAATATTGATTTTAGGTGATTGATTTAATTGCATTCAAAACTAGTCAATAATTGCTTACAGCTAATCTTCAGCTAGACTCCAATCTTGACTTAAAACGGCATCAGGAAACCACTTAGTAACAACGTAGTACTGGTTAGAACCAGATATAGGAAGACAGATGATATTGCCTTCCTTCATTCTGTAACGTCTCTTACTTGAGTTGATAACTGTCATACCTGCTCTCATCATAGATAGAGCTTCTCCAAAGTCAAATGTCTCGTTCATAATCTTATAAATTAAAATTAAACAATCTTGTAGGATGATTCAACATATTCGTAAAGCTCATCCAATGTGCTTATAATTTCTTTACCCTCTTCGTCATAGGCTTTTATATCTGGGTCTCCGGCTTTCTCGTAAACCCACCACATAATCCAGTCTATGCCTTCGTCAGTATAGTTCTCTTTAAATATAGCCATGGCTATACATTCAGCATTACTGACTATATCACTGTCAGCAATATCAATTCCCATTTCAGACAATTTGAAACATCTGGAGTTGATAGCTTCCAATGAATTTACTACTTCTATAAAGTTCCCTTTTACCATATTACACCTTTTAGTTGTTCTTGAATTTCATTAATAGTCTCACTGTCATAACCTCTAAGAAGGTCTCTATAGAAATCAAATACAGTTTCATATAGCTGACTTTTATCCTCCTCTGATAGAGTATTCCCTACCAGAGAAGTTAATAAGTCTGCCACCTTAGCGCTTATAGATATTGAAGTTTTGTTAATCACAGATACATCAATGCGTTAGATAGTATTTTAATTAACTCTGCATCAGAGAAATCATCTACATTTAATAGTGTTTCTCTAATAACAAAGACATCATCATCTGGTTGATAATGCTTCCGCATAATATCAATCACATCATCTTCATTCCTAATTAATGTACTTCTTTTATATGCAACGTCTGATTCGTCGCGATATTTAAAGAACTCCATTTTAGGTTCGCCTTGCTGCCTATATACTACAATGTAATTCATACTTATTCATAGTCTCGGATGCACTTAAGTACTGGTTGTAATGGTCTGCCATCGTCAGAGTAGTAGAAATACTTGACAGTAGCCATTTTACCAATAAGTTCATCCATTCTGTCTAGATATTCATACTTAAGTTCTCTAGGTCCCATAGGCTTGGCTTCAAATTCCTTACCAGCCTGAGTCTTACATATGAACACCATATCTTCAGGACGTAATCCGTCACTATAGCCAACAATCTCAAACTCGTCGTCTTGATACATTTTGACTTTAATCATGGCATTAGTACGTCCTCCATAGTTATATGGTTTGTCCGGGTCTCTAATAACTATACCTTCAAACCCTTCGCTGACATATTTATCATGAAGCTTCTGAATGTTAGTCCACCCTACTACTTCCTCTTCTGGAACTATTCTAACCTTCAGGTCATCTTCATTCCAATTAGCATTAGGGTCAAAATCCACAATTCCAAGTATAGGAGCTATTTCGTCAGATATATAATTCCACCTTTCCTGTGCTGTCATATTAGCATCCATGGTATCATAGATGTAATATTCCAATTCATTGCAGCGGGATTCTCCAGATTCTAATCTTGCTGTACCACTTATATACTGCAAGCTTCGACCGTGAATGTAAAGTTCACCATCGAGAACCAAATCTGGCATCTTATTAAATAACTCTATCATCTTGGGATGTGTTCTTAGGTGTACTGTAGAAGCGTCATAATCGCCACCTCCCCGACTAGCAGATACTATCTCTCCGTCCTTTAGATAGAAAGAACATCTGACACCGTCTATCTTACGAGAACCTAGCCAGTACTTGATTTTATCAAATACCTTAGTAGCTACCTCCTCGTACTTCTTGGCTTTCATATGCTTCTTAAATCCATTTGAATCAGTAACACCCTCACCTAGGTGTTCTTCAACAAATGCTGCAACTGCCTTCGCATCCTCTATGTTAACAGAGGATGGAAGTAGCTTATAACCCTTATCTGTATACTTCTTTAGATGAGAATTGTACTCTAACTTAGCCTGTTCTGCAACAGTCCTTTTGGCTTTGCCTTGAAATATCCATATCTCTGGCTGCACAGTTACTTTGCCACCATACTGATAAGTCTTTCTTCTTATAACAAAGCCATGTTGAGCGTCATCCCATTCGCAACTAATCTCGACTACTCTAATTTTACCCTTGTTGTCTTTAGTTACTAATTTATCCATTTAAGATTTCAAAAGCCCTCATTGCACCTTCGATATAATCTGCGGCAATTGCTTCCACTGCATCGTCATGTTCATCTGCATCACACACGCAAGATTTAGCATACTGTTCAGCGTCTTTCTCAATGGTTTCTACAAATTCTTCGTAATTCATAATTTGTTGTTTTATACGTCAGTGTCTAAATCATCTACAGTTAAAGGCTTATTACACTCTTGAATAAGGTTTCTAGCCAATTCATCCTGTTTAGCTTTCAATTCCTTAATCTTCTCCATAGTCTCACTCATCGCCTTCGCATGATTAGCATAGGCATTATTAAGTGTCTGGATTTCCAATCCTATGTCGGATATGGCTTTACTCTTCTCGATTACTTCTACTGTACTTATCATTTCTCACCGGTATGCCCAAATCCACCTTTACGTTCTGTTTCATCTAATCTAGCAACTTCTTCCCATTCAGCCTTAGCTACAGTTGTGAATACCAATTGAGCTATACGTTCTTTATCCTCAATCCATACTGCTTCATGTCCTTGATTAATAAGAATAACGTGTATTTCATTCCTGTAATCAGCGTCGACTGTACCAGGTGTATTTAACACTGTAATTCCCTTCTTTAGAGCTAAGCCACTCCTAGGTCTTACTTGGCACTCATAAATAAACTCGCAATCTGAATCAGTAGTGGGGAGAGCAATCTTTAATCCAGTTGGGATAAGTGCTCTAGCTCCTGGGTCAAGACGCAGCATAGTTACTTTATTGCCGTCCATTTTAGGTGATGCAAACACAACTTCGCAATCACCATAAGCTTTAATAGGATTGTCAACTGTTACTCTACTGAAGTCTGCACGTATATCCATACCTACTGACATAGGAGTTTCATACTGGGGAAGTTTGTTATCCGATAGATTAATTACTTGAACTTTCATTGAACGTAAATGAATAAATTGAGTTTATAGTTGTGAATCTTTTATTCTCCCAGTCAATCTCAATTACATTAGATGTCTTGAACCATCTATCATTCGAATTAAGTTCTAAAGGAGCACCTTCTATAAATGCTTTAGTATATCCAGACTCCTTATGACCTTCTTCAATTCTAACGTTATTGGTTCCCAACACTTTGGTGATAGTCATAAAGCCCTTCTTACCATTGGTAGCAAAGTAGTCTTGCAGCCAAGTATGTACATGATTTGCATTACATTCACCAGCTTCTGTATAAAAAGCTTTGATTAATGTATCGTTATCATCATATACAGCCAAGAAAGGATTCTCTCTAGCACTACAGCTCCCTTTAATCTTGAAAGCCTTCTTGCGTTCCTTATAATGATTCACGTCATAAGTTTCAAAATTAAATACGTAACCGTTCATTGTTGATAGTGCGTCCTTAAATGCATCAGGACGTTGGCTATCATAAACATACTTAAATGTTAGCATTCAACAATATAGTATTTAGGAAATAATATTCCATCTAGTTCCAGCTCTACTTCTTGAACAACATCAAATACATCAAATATGTCATTATAGTAAGCTGCTGCCATTTCCTCATCAGTGATTCTAGTAATGGCATTATCTATCGACTGGTCAGCTAATTTGCTAGCTAACATTCTACGATAGTTATCAACGATTCTACATGCCTCGTGTTCAGTTAATATGTAGAATATCTTACCATTTATATGATATTCATATATTCCTGGCCATATGCTCTCTTCCTCTGTACAAAGAGTGTATACTTCTGGCATGTCTAGTTTATAAGCTACCATGTATAATCGTTCTGGATGTTCAAATCCTCTACATAGAGCTTCGTTTACAAAATCTGAGTAATTCATAGGTATTAAGTCAATACATAAGCATCTGTTTTAGTTCTTGATAAAGATACATATTGAAGCTGTCGTAGTTCTAATAAGTCTCTATCCAACTTAAGATTACCGGTATCTACAAACACATTATTGTAAGAGCTGCCTTGACTCCTATGTGCTGTTATAGCGTATCCATAATCAAAAGTTTGTGGCTTAATTACCCTATTATCAAATAACAGTGGTACTGGGGTTGCAAAGGACTTAGTCATGTCAAAATACTTACCCCATAAATATCCAGATTTAGTTCTATTACCCCACCTTTTCGCCTGTATAGCATCTAGCCTTATAGACTCAATCTGTTGTGCCAAAGTTTGCAGGTAGTCTGGATTTATGTCTGTTGGGTCTATTATGAATACGTCTAATAGCCGTCTATCAACGCTATCATATAATCCCAATTCGAACCCTGGAAGTCTAGTAAAATGAGGTACATTCCTAGTGGTTCTTCTAATGCTTGTAATTATATAGTCTGAAGAGTTAAAGAACATTTCTCCATTATATTCAAAGTTCTCACAACCAGTTAGAAACTCGAATTTATGATAAGGTTCGTTGTCATTGTATAGTATTCTACGTATACAATCATTGAATCCTTTAACTCGCTTATTAGTATAAGCTATCAGCTTAGTATAATTTACATCATTATGTTTTATTCCATAATTAATCTTATTAGCCGCATCAACCATAAACTGCTTAGTGTCATTATAACAAATGAGAGAACCCTTCTCTCCCATTCGAGTTTCGAATTTAGATATAGGATTCTCTCTTAATGTTAATAATATTGGTGCTAATGCTGTATTCTCGTCTTGCCTAAATATCTTGGTTAGACGGACAACATTTTCATGACTAAACACTTTACTAAGACCTCCGTTCTTAACTGGGGCAATCTGTGCAACATCCCCTATAAATAAGATTTTGCACTGATGTGTTTCACAATAGTCTACAAGTAAATCATAAAGTTCATCACTAACCATAGATGCCTCATCAATGATTATTAGTCCTTTGTTTGGAATGTCTCCCATACCATCGGAATAGAACTTCAAGTCTTTATAGTCTAAATTAAATATATCCAGTTTAGGGGAAAGTGCTAGCAGTTTATGTAATGTAGTAGCTCTATAGCCAGTAGCCATTTCAAGTACTGCTTTGGCTTTATGAGTAGAAGCACACAACTTAAAGAATCTACAACCTCTAGTACTATCTAGATATTGCACAAATTCATTCATAACAGCTGTCTTACCTACTCCTGCATAGCCAGTAAGAACTAATATCCTATCTGGACTATCTAAAAACCTAATCATTCTATCTATAGCATATAGCTGTTCGTCTGACCAAGCTATTGTACTCATAGTTCTCTATTCCAAAATCTAAAGGTAATATCCTTTAATTTAGGACCGTCATCAGTCATTATCGTTTTATATAATCTCTGATTGGTATTTGGATTATCAAGTGGTCCACATTCCTCTATGTAAGGTCCTAACTTGATGTAATCGAAATTGTACAAATCAATTTCATCTGCCAATGTAGCTCTACCACTATACCACCCAATCTTTATATCAAGTGGTACTGTTTGCTGCCATTGCACTTCAGTTTCGGCAGGAATGGATACTTTGGGAAACCTAATTTCCTTATGAATAGTAAACTTATCAGCCGTTTTAGTGGTAGTTAACGTCCTTACTAATCCAGCATAGTGATTAATGAGCTTAGGGTCGTTATCGCCACCCATAAAGCAAATGGCAGTAATTCCCTTATTCTCATTAATAAGCTTCTCTATTCTAGTAATAGTCAGGACTTCCCCAACGTCTCCTGCCAAGTAAGAGCTATGACAGCCGTTGCAGTGACATGGACAATTGGATATGTTTATGGCTAGTGTAGTCTCATCAGGAATTTCCCTGAAGACTATATCGAAACCTACATATTTAAGCATGAGTATAAAATCTTCTACTAGCTTCCTCTTGCCTTGCTTGGCTAAAGTTACTAATACGTTTCAAATAACCAATAACTCTAGTAGCATAATCAACGTTCTTACTCCCACATTTTGGACATTCCTTAAGATACCTTTTATCAATATGTCCACAATCATTACAAATAGTATTTGGAATATTAAATGTGAAATAATTAGTACCATTGACTGCTGCCACTCTCAACAAGTTACGATACTGTTCCTTACTAAGATGTTCATCGAGATTCATATGCAAAGCTGAACCCGTGTTTCTCTAATGTTTCCATTAGCACTGACTATATCTTAACGGAATAACTTCCGCAATATCCATTTCAAACAGCGTACCAATAGCCGTCTTACTCCTCCGATTCGAGGATAGTCGATACAGGATTATAATTATTGATGTCAACCTCGTTACCATTTAATAACCAGATTCTTTTGATTTTACTATAGATTGGAAGATGCTTATATGAGTTTGCTATCAGACTTCTAAAGCTGTCTTTGGATTTGCTTCTACTACCGTACTTCTCATAAGTTTCTGATAGAGTGTGGTTAACGTAATACTTACGTATCTCTAATACTTCTTCATCAGAATATATAGCATTACCATTCAAACTTCCAGGATTACTCTTTTGAGTACTATGATGCAATTTATTAGATTCTGTGTAGATTTCCGGCATTATAGACTGCCACGTAACACCTTCCCAAATCTTTTGAAATGCCGAGTAGGAAATTCTATCTTCAAACAATTTCCAACATTCCCTACATCTAAGCTCCCCATAAGAATAAATTTCTCTTATCTGAACTACATCTGACACCTTAAGTCTGGTTCTAGGGTTAGCATCTAGCTGATTGGATTCTCCACCTGCTGTAATATTATATCCCTTGTCTGGATTTTGAGAATCATACAGTTGTATATAATATCTCTCTAACCTTCCCAGTTCCTTAAAGTCTTCGGTATTGTCAATTTCTTCTATAGTAAAATTCTCAAGACCGTATTTACGCATAGATTTATACAAATGCCTATTACAAGTCTTGCTATCTTGTTTGTGTTTACACCATCTATTGCATAATGTGGTGGTAGTCAGACCCACATATACTTTACCATTAACAGTGTTAGTAATTTTATAGATTATCATAATTAGTGATTTTCTACAAACTTACTAATTTAAATGGAGATGAGCAACACATACACCATAATTAATTTCCCACGGGATTACCATACATTTAGTTATCACAACTCAAGCTTCAGGCTTCCCCGTTAGCATAGTATTAATACCATACCCGTCTGGTTAGACGTAAAGATATAACAGGCGATTATTCACCATCAAGATACTTGATATAATCTTTGCCATGCAGTTTAAATTTATCAAGTATTGTCAAAGAAGTATCTTCTACAGCATAGAAATAACTATTATAGCAATCTCTAGGAACTACATAACCCGCTTTCCTGTCCCAATTAGCATGTTTAACTCCCAGGTTCTCCGCTGGCACAAACTCACAGTTAAACATCAATTCTTTGGTCTTAGCCTTACGATTCTCATCACTGATAGTCTTAAGAATAGATTGCATAAACTCTCTATAAGTTGGATTATCATTAACTGGGATTCCTAAGAACTCCGCAGCCTCAATAACTCCATTAACACCTATAGTCAAATACTGCTTCTTCATATCAATGAATCCAGCTGTATATACAGTAAGCAACCCGTCTTTTAAATAGTCTTTAAGCAATTCATTATATGCTGTTTGGAACTTATGAACTTTCTTCACATTCTCACGCAAATACTCAATCATATCATACCCATTATTAACTGCATCCTGAACTAGCCTATTGATATTTAAGGTCATTACTGACTTACTACCAGTAGCAATACCACCAGCTCCAAGAGAATAACTGAATTGATTATCAGTAACCTCATTACGAAGTCTGCAACAGGAAGATAAGGAATCAGGACTATCGGACATATAAGTAAAGAACGAGTGTCCTTTGCTATACATCTCTGCTGTAAAGTCTGCATACTCTTCATCAACAACATCCTCTCCGTTAGTTAGAAGCGCCATGGTCTCAACAGGGAATGTAAGAATACACTTAGTACGTTCCTCATTAAACCATTTAGCAAATTTCTTCTGCAACCAACTAAGAGATTCCCATTGAGGTTGTGTACCGTCTGGGAAATAGAACTCTCCAAAGATACCTTCAAAGTAGTTCTTATCAAAATAACTGATATTCCAGAATACTGATTGGAAGTTACGAGCAGCTGCTGGCTGATTGATTGAATATACAATCTGCTGGAACTTCTGCTCTAACGTCTTGTCAATATTTCTGTGTTTGTCAACCATTTCCTCTGGACGTTTCCAGTAATCATCACCCCACTCTTTACGAGCAAAGTAATCAAAGTACATTAGAAACTCTCCAGTTGCTACTGCACCTGCAAATTGAGAACTAATCGCAAATACCAGATTAACGAACATGCCACAGAAAGAATCCAGGTTCTTGGGTCTGGCAGACAAACCTCCAATTGGCTGTAACCCCTCCAATAGAAAGGGATACATAGTGATAGCCACGCAGTAGGGCATAATCGATGTTTCATCATGCTTATAAAGTAAATGTTGTTCCAGCATACGGATATATTCCTTAGCTAACTCCTCTCCATATAACTCTCTGATTTTATCAGTAAGAATTGCACGATTTACCTTAATAACATCACCTTTGAACAATTCTCCATTTAAGGTTACAATGTTCTTCTCGGTAACATTAGCATTAGCATCGTATTTACTACCAGTTGCGGCATTCTTGGCTTTAGCATAGTCTTTAATGAATTGTTTCTTTTCATTTAAAGCCCTGCTCTCTGCCCTTTTACGCCTGTACAAGATGAATGCCTTAGCAACATCATAATAATCACATGCCATAAGAGCTTTCTCTAACTGGTCTTGAAGCTCCTCAACTGAAACTATGTTGTTAATATACAACTCATCTTTAATATCCTGAAGAATATCAGAATCAATTGGTTCGTTAACAGCGTTAAATGCCTTAGTAATTGCGGCATCAATCTTATTAACGTCGAAAGGTTCTACTTTTTTGTCTCTCTTAATTACTAACATTAATTAGAAGTTTAATATGTTTCTTAGTAATAGAGTCTTCTCTGCTCTATTCATCAAATCTTTACCCTTGTCATTACTAATTAGCTGCGTAAATGCATTGTACACAGTAAACATATCCACCTCATTACCCACTCCAATATAATATGAAGAATCTGGGTCCTCAAACATAGAACTATACGCCTTAGTAACAAGGTCTGTTCCTATCTTGACATCTCCATAACCTACATTATAAACCATATGCATAGCATTTCTTTGCCATTTGCCTAAGTTTAAACTTACTAAATCGTCTTCAGCTTTCCATGTAGTATTATGAAGATTCTCCAACATCAGCTTTATATCAGAAGTTTGACTTAATAAATGCTCTACAGCTTTATAATTCAAGGCTTCTTCAGGATTAACCGGCTGCATTTGGAGAAATTCTGGGTCAAATACACAGAGATTTGTACATGCTCTGTTAAGTGCCCCTCTATAAATCTTGGCTACTGGCTTACGAACATCTAGTCCGTAGACCATGCCAATAACTTCATCATGATTGTCAAAGCTGCAACTCTCTGGCATTACAGCTTGAATCAATACACGATTATATGTAATATCATCTGCATTAACATCTCCATCGACTGTCCTAGTGACCTGTTTAGGCAATTCTACTTCAACTATAAAGTCTTTAGTAAACTTGGACATTCTTTCAATAAAAGGCTCTACATAGGCAGCAGTTGGTAAATATGCTCTCTTACCTATTCTAGTAGCCTTACCATTCATGAGTTGGTCAATACTTATTTGCATTCTTCGTTTGTTGTTTGATTATCAAGAAGTTCTCTGGTCAAAACTTCCCACACATCTTCATCATAACGAATCTCTATTAATTTGATATTATTGTCTTTACAATATTGCCTAACATACTCGTCACGAGCTTGTTGTCGCTCAAATTTGAAAGACCCGCCAAATGCCATTTTAGGATTATAATGTTGAATGCCATTATATTCCACAAAGGTATTATATTCTGGTAAGTAAAAATCAATATAAGCGTGTCCAGAGGTGTTAATCTCATTAGGCACTTGGATAGTGTATTCCCTTATAAATTTAATTCCATTACTTAACAAAATGTTACATACCTCTTCTTCGCCCTTTGAACTTGAGCAGCTAGGGCAGCCACTACCTTGTATATGGCTATTTGGAGTCTGCCAAAATTCACCATGTTCAGGGCATACAATACAGACCTTTGTATGACTATCGTTGTACTCTACTCTAGAATAATCATAACGTGTGCCATGAATGCGTCTGGCATCCTTTAGAAAGTCATCTAAGGACTTCTGCATATACTTTGCATGACTTTCAGCAGAGCATTTTGGACACCCTTTACACCTAAGAAAGTTGTTAGGAAGGACTTCAAAGTCACCGTGTTTGGGGCATGTTATAACTATTCTAGTATCCCACCCAGTATATACAGTTTTACTATAATCTAAATCTGGGTAGTACTCCTTAAATTTCTTTATGTAAAGGTCATTAAACTTTTTAAGTCTTTCTTCCTCTTTACATTTCAGACATCCTACACCTCTCGATAGAGTGCCAACACGGGCCTTAAATTCACCATGTTTAGGACATACTATGGTAACATACCCTCTAGTGCCATTATATTTGACTTTAGAGTAATCATAATTATCCCCAAACATGTCACGTAAACGGTTAATGAATTCTTCATTAGATAATGAAAGCTTGCTACTTTTAGCTAATGAAGCACACTCAGGACAACCATCCCCTCTAGAAATATGCAATCCGGATATAGCTGTAAAGTCGCCATGTTTCGGACAAGTGATGATTATTCTATCTCTACTTCCAGTGTACACAGATTTAGAATAATCATATTTATCTCCATGTTTAATTCTAGCTTTATTAATCCATTCTTCAGTAGTAAGTTTCTTAGGCATTATAGTAATAATTCTGACATTAAGCATAGTTTATTATCTACAATACTTCCATACATATCCATACGCTGTACTATTTTGACCATTTGCACAAGCATAAATTGTCTTCCTTTTGTAATCAGTCCCATTTTCAATAGAATTTATACTGTCCCATACTTTAATTAAATTTCCATCCAAATCATATTGTTCTATAGACTTGGTTTTCTTCACAGGAGAAACCTCTTCCACAGAATACCTCCAAATGAATCCCCCAGCAGACTTGTATCTACCTTTTAAACAGTTACTAATAGAAGGTCTATTAATTCCAAGAGCTTCTCCAGCTTGTTTAACACTATCCCATTCCTTGATTAGATTTCCATCTAAATCATATTGATAGATTGTCTTAACTTGCTTTGCTGTTCTCTTAGCTATAGCTTCCTCAGACAACCTCTTTCCCAAGTGAGCCTCTCTACATTTCCGCTTAGTTTCCTCAGTCCTCTTGACTCCTAAAGCACTATCAGCAATCTTTTGAATATTCAGGTCTGGTTTCAAAGTGTCTATCCACCATTGCTCCCTCTCTATGCATAGTTCCCTAGGACATAATTCCATTATCTCAAATGTGGCAATGCCATATTTATTAAATGCGTTCTGCGCGAACCTAGAGTGGTGTATATCTCTAATAAAGTCTAACTGGTGTTGTCTCCACCGTTTTCTAAAAGAGATTGCTGCACTACCGATGTAAACATGATTCTGGATAGTAATCTTATAGACTCCAGTTGATAGGGTACAATCTTGTCCCTGGAATACATAATTAAATTTAAAATTTTGTTCGTCCATATATTAATAACTTTTTTGACAAAGTTACTAAACAATATGGACGAATCAAAACTATTTGTATGGAATTATAGAATTTCTAACTTAGGACTTAGCTGTGATTAATCCATCTAATCTATTACCAGCTTCGTCGACAATAGAATAGTCACAGCTCCAACATGTATTTCCAAAATTCTTGTGAATCCATTCGGAACTTCCAAATAATGAACCAACTGACTTATAGGTAAATCTTCTACCATAAGTAGTGGCTGACTGATGTAAATCTCCTTTTACAAAGATTACATTACCAGTGATGCCCTTATTGTCCAAATATTCATTGATGAAATTCTCTGTCTTCACGTCAAGAGTTAATGGTAGATTCTTAAACATGTCTTTATTATCTTTACCATGACACATTACATAGGTAGTCTCGTTAAGAGTAAACTCTCCTATAAATTTGTCAAATACTTGACATTTAACATCAAACTGTTCTAATACAGCAGCTAATGCCAAATTAGCAGCATAACCAAAATCACCATCATGATTGGACTCGCCAACACAATAATAATACATATTGGTATGCTTTACATTCTCTATCAGAGATTTAACAAAGCTAGTCATTAACTTAATATAAGTTTGCAATTGCTCCTTATTGCTCATGTTTTGAGCCAGTTCATGACCACCTCTTGTAGTTTGTCCATTATATCCGTCAAGAGAATCTCCAAGATTGCAGATAACTATATTCTCAAACCCACCACCAATGTAATAAGCTTCAGTATATACTCTCTTTATAATCATGTCAAATCTCTTCTTCATTTCTTCTTCGTTATAAGGATTCTGATAAATAGATAGAGGAGACACTGTGGCTCCAGTATGAATATCAGACAACCATATGATTAGGTCTTTGCCGTTAGAAATTGTCGGCATACGTCCCCAGTCATACAGATTATTGAAGTCTAGCCCTTCTATAAGAGCTTTGCCGTCAGCTATTTTAGCTTTCAGTTCGGCATTCTCCATGGCATACTTCTTAAGTAGTCGCTCGTTATTCTTGATGCGTTCTGCTTCTATGCCCCTTAGGAAGTCATTCTCCTTCTCCCTTAGTTGCATATCTTTAAGCTCGTCAATAGTATTCTCCTCAATAACATGAGGAGCAAATGGTGCTGCGGCTTTAGTAATATTGAAGACTTTGAGAATCTTCTTAAACTCCTCTAGAGAATATTCAGGGAAGCTACGACTTACTTCTCTTTGTGTTATGGATGAACCATAATAAGAGTAAAGTCTATGAATCATATTCATTTCATCCCTAGTAAGACTGCCAGTAAATGGTGCTTTGTCTCTTAGCGGGATAGTGAATTGATACTTAACAATCTTACCTTCATCATTTCTGACCAATGTAATCTTGCCAGTACTAGTTTCCTCCTCTTCAGAAGATGTCACTTCTTCCGATTTAGAACGACGTATAATACCTCTCTTGCTAACCTTGTCATACAGACTCATTATCATGTCGTAGGATTCCTTGTCGATACTGCCATCAGCTATATCTTTGTTTACTACCTGTTTCTTTACCCAGAAGTAATTCTGTGGAAGACCTACTTGTTCTGCATATGCATTTAAACTAATGTTCTGTTTTAAAACTTCTTGTAAGTGATTGATTAGCTTGGTAATTGTTGTTTCTCTCATTTCTGAGTTAAAATTAGATAACCTTTCGGCGCTTATATAAAATCTAATCTCTTTTAGTTATGCACATCTGAATAAAAAGAAAAGGGACTACCTTATTCACATAAGATAATCCCTTTGATATTTAAAGTCAATAGAAGTTAAATTTTATCCTTCGACCCCAAAGCAGATGTATGTACCCATCTTAGCTGATTTTGACGGAGTGTGTTTTACTTCAAAAGCACCGTCTTCGCCTTCAACTACAGCCTTGATGTACTTGCAATAGATATCGCCAGTATAACCTTTCTTAGTGTAAAGTTCCTTAGCGATTTCTTTGGCTTTAGTTTTAGTTTCAAAGTTCAAGAACAATACTTCACCAGTTGCAGGATTGATTCCCTGATAGCCAGTTTTGTATTTACGTTTACCTTTCTCGTTCTTGATGTCACGCATAGTATAAGGACGTTCACGAGTATCAGCAGAACCTGCTTCAAATGTGATAGAACATCCGATGCCAGCAGCAAACTTAGTATGCTTAGCCAGATACTCTGCTTCAAATTCCTTCAAAGCTTTCTCTGAAATAGGTTTACCAGCTGTCTTCCATGCCTGAGTTGCATCACGAATTACTTGGAAAGGTGCTTGTGCGATTGCTTCTTGTTTAGTATAACCTTTTACTTCTACGTTCTTAAAATTTACTTGGTTTGTCATAATTAATTGGAATTTAAACATTAGTTCATTGTCATATCTCTTTGTTATTGTATTACAAAGGTACTGCTTTAATAGTAAACTACCAAACAGTTCTAATGCAAAATAATCTAAATTTAATTCTATTAATCTGACTCTCCTTCGAGAGGAAAGCGTTACAAAGATACTACATTTCTTGTAACTACACAAGTAAATTGCCAACAATTAGTGAGTTAATAAGATTTAACTATTATCGTTTGGCGGAAAGCAAAATTCATTTTTAGTCATTTGCTCCCATGTGTCTCGACTTTCCTCGTAGAACTTGTCCACGATTTCGTCAGAGCGTTTCTCTATTAATCCTGCTGCCCATAACAGCTGGTGGAAACGCATATCGGGATGTTTCCTGGCTAATACTTCCAAACTATGAATTATAGCCATGTTATTCAAATATCTGTCATGTACCATAATTAAAATGGCGTTTCTGGCGTAGTAGGTTCCCAAGGAAGCTCTTTATCAAGAATTTCATTAATCTTAGCAACCATATCTTTAGCCGATTTTAAATCAAATGTCAAGAACTCGGTAGTGTTTCTCATAAAATCATCACATATAACTGCGAGACCTTTAAGAAGACCCTCCGAATTATGACTTTCTTTGCCCTGTCTAATCTTCTGGATTACTTGCCAAGTAGTTGCGTTAGGAGTTTTGTTCCTAGCTTGCTTAGTAAGAAAGCATATTAGTGATATTAAAGCGAACTTAGTTCCTATATCACAGGCCAGACATCCTAAACTGAAGTACTGCTTGTAGTATTCCTTCAAATCATTCATAGTAGGCTCATAGTATTCCATCAGCATCGTATCCATAAAGCTCGTAATATGCTACACGCCTCAACAATGTAGTAAATTCAGTAAAACCCGACAACATATGACCATTATTAACAGGAAACACTCCAGACCTAAAATCCGGAACTGTTGATACCACTAACATATTAGCCTTAAGTGTGGGCTTTGCCTTATATTCATTCTCTATGTACAATTTCAGCATCCACATATACATAGCCATTTGCCTAGCATAGTGATACTTATCAAAGCTCTCATGAAACTTAGTGAGATAATGTCCACTAGTCTTCAAGTCATTGAGAACTAATTCATTCGACTCTGGACTGTATGTAAAATTATCCAACTTAGCTTTTAGTTTGAGAACCTTACTAAGACCATTATGCTCAACAAGCACATCTATTAATAGTACAGACTCATTCTTGGAGATTGGCTTCTCTAATAAATAGTCTGGATTCAATAAGGATTGTATTTGTGGATTACATTCAACTGATACAATACATTCTCGTAGTTTGTCTCTAGATTTAGCATCAAGATAAATTGGAACCTTATCTGCAACATATTTGCTGCCCCACTCATAAGCTGTGCGTTGAGCATAATAGTTCTCGCATTTTATGCGCAGAGCATCCATTTTGTCTTCATCCATTTTACCTTTATAATAGCTAATCTTGTCAGACGCTACTACTATCTCATCCTTAGTAACAACACCATTAGCTATAAATAAAGGATACAGCTCATCAGCCATGAATCCGGCTTTAGCTGTTGGTCTATCTACAGACTCTACAAGAATAAAAGACTCTGGTTGCAGTACTAATTCATGTACTGCCGAACCAAAGTACAGCGAATCGGAGTATCTTCCATCAGCACCCAGTCCTGCTAAATAAGCTTCTGGGCTACCTCCTTGTTCTGGGTTTATAAGCTTCAATCTAGAATTACTAATGTAATCAGAATAAGCTTCACTGAAATACTCCTCATCACTTATCTCAAGGAACTTGATAGTTTCAATTAGTGGTGTAATTTTAATGTCTTTAAGCATAACTCCTCATGAATTGATAAGCATCTATAATCTCATCTTTACATAAGGAGAATACTTTAAACATAGGAAAGTCAATAGTCCTTTCTGTATGCATTAATAATGCAGGCAGTCCAGAACGTTGACATTTTAGTACGTTACTTAAAGAATCGTCAATAAAGACATCCACTTTACCTTTAATCATATCAGCCTTATTACCGTGTTGGTAATACATTTGATAGACTGGTCTATCTGGGAATCCATTTCGTCTTAGCCATTCTTTAGTCCAAGTTTTATTGTTTACACGTTTAGTGCAATATAATTCCGGAACAAAATCAGGTCTGTTAACTACTTTGAGATTTAACCAGAAGTCTCTGTCCTTACTAAGAATACGTTGTACATTCCTAGTAATCATGCTATCTTCAAGCATACGTGGATTACTAGCTGTATCGAAGTACTCACAGTAAGCACCCCAAAAGTCAGCTAGACAATCGTCAATATCTAAACCTATTCTAAACATTCATTGTCATCTTGTACGACTAGAACTCTTCTATATCGTATATGTCACCAATAATTATCTCTTTGTCTTTAGCCATAGTACCTGCCAGTTCATCATAATCACCTGGAGGGTCTATGTCATAATCTGTAATGAATAAGTCAATAAACTTATCCTCAGCTTCTGTAAAGCTTCTAGCTCTTACCTTCTCTAGCCATAAATCACCGTCGTCCAGACTATAACAAGGCAGAATATAAGTGTTCATCAGCAGATATAATAATTAAATGATTCAAGATTTAGTAAGTCAAGATGTGAATATATCAAATTTGCCATAGGATATTCTAATCAAGCATTACTAAACAAAGAAAGCCACAGATTACTCCGTAGCCTTCTTAATAAGTTCATAAAAGAAATCTTTACTCATCATAACGTATTCTCCGTCAGAGCCCATGTTTACTCCCTTGTCAATCTGCTTGTTCCAGATTATTACTAAGGGTCTATCTTTACGACCACATGTTTTGATAATTTCAGCAATAGACGGTGTGTTCTTAGTACATTTACATTGTACGTAACATGGCAATTTGTCCTCGGTTTCAGCTATGTCAATTTTAGCATCGTCCAGATTCTTGGACTCGCTACGAGATGACTTTAGGCCTTTATAACCAAGTCCTATCAATTCCTTAATAATCTTAAGTTCATAATTATTACCTTTACGTTTAGCATATGCACCGTTACGTTTCTTCTTCGGTTTTACTTCTTCAGTGTTCTCCATGCCCTTTCAATTAAATTAAGTGTCTTCTCTCTACCATATTTAGCATGAAAGTCAGATATATCTTTAGCTCCATAAGACCTAGGAATGAAGATGCAGTCTATGTTAAACTTCTTTCTTATCTGGTTCATGTTATGAATGCCAGGCAAGTCGTTATCATAGAATACAACTATCTTCTTAAATCTTTTACTCAACTTCTCGAATTGAGATTCAGTTAAGAATAAATTCTCTGAATTAGGAGCTATTGCAGTAATTCCTAAAGAATATAGACACATAACGTCTTTCATACTCTTAGTAACTACTAACAAATCGCCTTCTGCCGGAAGCTGATGTGCTCCCTGTAACATGATAGACTTCCAGTTAGATAGAAACCGTGTAGTTCCTCTTTCTCTAAATGGAAAGTAGATTCTCCATAACTCAACCCCTTTATCGTTCTTACCACGATAATAGCCAAACATGGGATTCTGTGGACCAGTAGTGGCATAATAACTGCCATTTAAATAGACAGCCTTGCAAGAATAGACTCTGAATCTCTTCAGAATCTCCTTAGTAATGCCATATTGTGCCCACCACTGTAGTTCAGATTCAGTGAACTCTTGTACATCAGCTCTTATAATCGCAGGTCCATCGTCCTTAAATTCAGACTTACTTGCGACTACAGGCTTATTGTTCTTAGGTAACGTTTTATGAGTTATATAGCCAAAGTCGTTAGCAATTATTTGCAATGCCTTATAATAAGTACAACTATACTTATACATAACCACACTAATAAAATTACCATAGAACTGTCCGCTGAAGTCATTGAATATGATGTCTCCAGACGCATTCCTATAAAAGGAACACGTAGGAGAATTATCATTTCTCAACGGAGATTTAAACAACCCTTTCTTAACTGGGATTCCTAGATAGTACTCAAGATAAGTTTCCTGAGTCTGCCTTTCAAGTAAATACTTCTTAGTAATTTTAGGTTCATATTCCAATACCATATTATTTCAATGTTTAATGTTTGAACCTCAAATTTACTAATTAATTATTACACTTCAAAGTCAAGGTCTGCGTTATCTGTGGCTGCATCATTAGATGCTGCAAAATCGTCAGAACTTGTACCAGGCATATCAGTAGGGCCGTTACTCTTCTGTTTATTCATCTGACTGATTTCATAGTTAGAGAAGAATACTTTGTCTCCTAACCAGTTGTTAGAGATATATGCATCACCTGCTTTACTGATATTGACGAAATAAGGCAGACAAGGTTCGCCTTTCTTATTAGCAATCAGCTTCAGATTAGTATGCTTATTAACTGCATCCTTAGTGATGTCGGCAAATGTCTTTACCAATTTCTCAAACTCTTCCGGAAGGGCAAAAGTTTTAGTTTTAAATGCTTCATATTTCTTAGGAGCAAGTTGTTCTCCAATATGAGCTAACATAAATTTAAACTTCTCAAAGTTGGACGGACTTTCACGTTCAACTCCATTGTTAGAGCTTACTTGTCTTACATCATCTCCCTCTTTAGGACAGAATACTGTTTCTTCATAAACACCATTCTCATTCTCGAATGAAATTCTCATGGTTTTATACACTGCGTCAGGGTCTTTCTTACCCTTAAACTCATTAAATGTTATTCCCTTGAAGATAACATCGTGGATTTCCCATGGTTTCAGTCTTGGTTTAATAGATGATGTACCGTTCGTGTTTGTTAAGTTGAAATTCATTGACATAGTTTATAAGTATTAAAGTTCAAAAGTTAATGGGTCAATCTCTTTAGCTGACTCATCTCCAATCTCTGTGTCTAACGGCAAATCAATGTTGTCGCTTTCATCTTCTAATACCTCTATGTTATCTACTTCAGGCTCTTCCGGCCTTTCAGCATTACCAACTAATACGAAGAGGTCGTCTTGACCTTTCATCGTAGTTACTGTAAATGTATCGCCATACTGACGTAGCATGTCATTAGCTTTACCTCTACAGCTGACAGACAGACTCTTAGTAAGTTTGTTTCCACCTTTGGTTCCAAAAGCTTCATCAGTTCCTATAACGGGGAAAGTGATTCCGTCAATTTTCTGATATTTAATACTAAGTCTATCTTCCCAAGCAACTCCCATTAATTGGGCAGCTGCTTTATTAAGTATGTACTTGTTAGGGTCTAGGGTAATTTGCGGTTCAGATGTCTCTGGAACCTCTTCCTTGACTGTTCTAGTCTTTACTTCTTCTTTGACAATTTCCTGCTTTAGAGATTTATACTCTCCAGTAGCTGGGTCAAAGTCCAAAGTTAACAGCATTTTAACTATCATTCTCCGTATTCAAATTTATTAATTGTATCAATGACCATCTTCATGTTAGGTTCAACATATAAATCAGGGAAACATCCTGCGGTACTTCTACAAGTATCTGGACCAAGTGACCTTGTTCTGAATTTATAGTCAACCTCTTCATCATTTACAATCTTCTCTGCATACAGCAAATAATTAAACAGCCCGTCTATATTAACAGACCTATCCAACATCTTTCCAGTAGTAAATAACTTATATTTAGGGTCATAGTCGTTACCGTCATTTACAATATGAGATATGAACACTACAATTAAATCCTCTCTAAGAGTCATAGCCTTCATTATTAAATCATAATAGTGCTTTGCAAAGTCAATATGCTTATCATATCCTTTCTCCGCACTTCTAGACATCACCTCTTGTGAAAGAAGATAATTACTATCGTCAATTACTAAGACCTTAATCTCTGGCATTTTAACATTAACTACATTCATGATGTTCATCACTTTGGCAAATTCATTGCTGAAATACCAATTTCCAACATAGTTCTTGTCTTTGTCCTGAGTTAGCTTCTTGTAATTCTTCCTAAATCCTGGAATTGATAATTGTTTAGGAGTACAGCTAATGATAAATGTCTCCTTTGGGTTTAAATACTGTAGGGAACTAGACTTACCACTTCCCGAAAATCCTCCAAGTCCTATAATTTGGCTCATTAAATCATAATGTTATGGTTACGCGTAAATCATCTTTCTTAGTTCGTTCTATCTCGACTTCCCTGTCTGGGAAATCAATAATAGTCCAATCTGGATTCTTATACTTGTCATAATCATTGATTTCAGACGCAGATGGAAGCTCTTTAAAGATACCACACCTACCATAAAATCCTACACCAATGGCTACGTCAGACGCACCAAATCTATTCTTAAGAACCAATAATGACCTGAAACCATCCTTTAGCTCTTTAATGCAATATCCTCTATATGTAGACAATTTGCTTCTAAATGGATTAAATAATACCAATACTACATTGGCATCCTCACTCGGAGAACCACTCTCTTTTAAATCTGACAAATCAGGTTCTTGCAAGCCTTGTTTTAGTCGTTCTGCATTATTAGCATTTCTATTGAACTGCATAATATTGATTGGAGATATCTTACATTTACTTCTAAATGAGACACCATATGCCGATATGGTATCAATCTCCTCTTTCTTGCTACGACCCGACTGTGGTCTCACTAAGCCTAAGTGGTCAGTAATTACTGCGATAATTTGTTTCGGATTATTAAGTTCATAAGTATCTTCATCAACAAAGGTTCCAAATTTCTTTAAATCCTCTATGATTAGAGACTTATACTTCTCTGAATTGAGAGTGCCGTCATGTATTATTAGTCTGTCCTCTATAGATTCTAGCCATGGAATACATTCCTGTACTAACTCATAATCCTCATCAGAGAGTGTAGAGTCCTTGCCTCTAGACAATAACTCTTTAAAAGATATTTGTTTACCATATGTCTCATATATATGAAGAGAAAGCAATTTAGCAAGTAACTGCTCAGCACTCATCTCCAAAGAGAATATAATAAACTGAACATCCTTATCGGAATCAGAGTCCAGTAGAGCTTTATATATAAAGGAGTGAAGCACGAAACTAGTCTTACCGTTACCAGTTCCTGCGGCAATCAGGTAATAGGTCTCTTGAGTTAATCCGTCAATTATATGCTCCAGCTTAGGCATTCCCAGTGATAACCCTTGATTGTCACCTTCTCTGCCTCTTTTGATAAGTTCGATTAGTCTGCTAGTATATGTCATAGTTCCGTCATAGTATCAAACACTAATTCTTCATATGTTCCATCTTTAAACTTCTCGATGCCTTCCCAAGCCTTAGACATTATAAAGTCAGCAATATTGACGTTTATCAGATTACATTTGTTCTGTTTAGCCCAATTGACTAACTCTATCACCCTTTTATGATTCTCAAGTTTCCACCCTATATTTTTGCCATATCTAAAGAACATGTCTTCTAAAGTGTTAAACTTCTTAGACCAGTTCTTTAAACTATACTCCCTACCATTAATAATGACAATATCTGGGTATGCTTCCCAGAACTCTCCTCCCAGGTCTCCGGAATATTTTCTATAATTCTTAATGAAGTTTTCATTAAAGATTACAGATTCAGGGTCAAACGTCTGACCCTCTGCGGGAATTTTATACTTCTTAGTAATGACTCCCTTCACCTGTAGACTTAATAATACGTCTCTAAGGCGGGTTTTAGTTATTGGCATTCCCAGATATCGGATGAGGGAGTCTTTATGTCCCTCTTCTGGTTGTGCCAAGAATAGCAACTCAATCATTAACAACTCCTCAGCAGTAAGCCTATACTGCTCCATTATTAACAACTGATTCTCTATTGTTAAACTTAATTTCTCCAAGCGTATTGATTAATAAGTAAATAACTTACTAATCTATCAGCTGTGATACTTTGTTATTCTGATTTCTCAGTGTCCTCAATCACATAAGCTTCGCCTGCTACTTCGTAAGGAGCTATAAACTCTTTAAAGAGTTCTGTCTGCCTTGCTACCATAGCCTTGACGTCATAGATTCCACCTTCAAATTCAATTTCACCGTTTTCGTTGACACCACTAGCATGAATGATACTATCAAACGTGTTAGTAAGCATTACAAGTTCAAGCAATCTTTCAGTTGTCATGTAATTTTGACCGTTAAGGATTACAAAGATACGATAATCTTGTTACATTTCAAAACGAATCTACTTAAATTTCAGGCTCGTAATAAGACTTTGCACATCTAGAGGGCTACGCTCTAAATGCACAGACATCATGCAAATACGATGCTCTGAATGCTTCTCTAACAGCTCTAATAGCTTAACAGCATCAACATCAGTAGATACTGTTGAAGTTCTATCAGGCTGCCCTTCAGCACCTATGTTGCAATATAACACTCTAAACATTAGAACCTAAATATCATTTTAGTTTCTTTGTTCTTCTTAGGAGTAAATTCTCGCCCTTCTAGTAGATTTAATAAATCAGAATCGGCTATAGTGATATAATCCTTACTACCAGTACTCTTGCGAAACCATTCTTCTTCAACAGTTCCCTTGATTACTAAAGTAAAGACTTCCGCTACTTTATTCTCTGCCTTTCTAATAACTCTACCTATTCTTTGCGTTTTAGACGTAGGACTGGAATCGTATCCAAGAATAACGGCTACTGACAGTCCTGGTATGTCAGCTCCTTCATCTAACATCTTAGAAGTATTAAGTACTCCCACAGATGCTGATTTAAACTCCTCTAAAGTCATCCTTCCCTTCTTCTTAGTTTCCTTACTAGATAGTACCTTACCATACTTGATTTGTTCGGCAATCTTGATTGTCTTACTAAAAGTAATACATTTCTTGTCTTGCCTATGCTCAAGTATCATATTTGTAAGTTCTATCTTTTTAGGATGTTCATAAATGAACTTCTTCCTTGCCTGTAAAGTCCTATTGAAACCCATAGCATGAATTAGAATGGTCTTATTAAGAGCTTTCCATTCATCTGGTTTCTTGTCAAAGTCGGGAAGCATGGTTTTAGCTAGCTCAATTCTCTTCTGCCATTTAGTAGCACAAGCCATAGCAAGTGTAAAATCATGACCGAAGAAAGCAAAATGCTCATAAAACTCTCTATTTAACTCATAGTATTTGTCTAGATTGTCTACTTCTACCATGACTTTGTATTCCCTATAAGGAGATAACCAGCCTCTAGCAGTAGCTTCACTAACATCTACTCTATCAACTACTGGACAATACTTCTTAATATAACTATCCTTACCGTCTAGTCGTTCCATAGTTGCAGTTAAACCTAGAATTATTTTATACTTGACTACTTCAAATACCTTTCCAAACAGGTCGGAAGCATATTTATGACATTCATCAAGTACTAGCAAATCACATGTCCACTCATGTTTCACAACAGAGTTTATTATTAGTACCTCGTACACCATTGGGACTTGCTGCTCTGTTAAATCACTAAGCCATTGTCTCTGTAGTGCATCAGTAGGTACTACTATTATAATTCTTCTACCAGGATTCTTAGCCAAGAATCTTTTCATACACATAATGGCAGTTCTAGTCTTACCGAAACCGGTACAATAGACTAAAGAACCACGCAACTTATTATCTACCCAACGTTGAACACCAATTGCTTGGCGTTCATCTCTGCTTACGTTTCCGAATAAGTCTGCCACTTGTTATAGGCTAAGCCCTTAATTAATAACTCATTTGAATCTATTACCTTGAACCCTGTTATTTAATATTAGTAAATTCTCACAAGTTACGTTAAGTAGCTTATACCTACTACATAGTAATCTGGATTAACTGTGGTCAGCATCCAGAGTACATTATAAAGTATAGCCTTTAGCATCACATACTAATTTAATTTGGTTCTTGCGAGTTTCCCACTGAGATATATGGAACTTCACTTCATCTTCCAAAGAATACAAGATTCTATTTCTAAGAACCTTTAATTGGTCAGTAGTTAGTTCTGTATACTTCTTACTCTTCAAATTAACCATAGAACGAAGCTGTGAATAGCTAAGTCCTTTAGGAGTAACATAAAGAGGCATTGTGGGCTTCAGACCTAGTCTTTCCTTCGCCACTTCAATCTTATCTCTTATCTGACCTGTCTTAGGGTCTTTCTCCACTAAGTCCTTGCTCTCTTGAGCAGTGAACCATAGACCTTGCTTGAGAATAAATGTAAGAGTAATGTGTTGTTTGTTGAACTTTCCCAGTCTGTCCAAACAACCTTCGCGTACTGTCTCTGTTGGAATGTCTCCAAACTCTTTAGGACAGCCGCACATAGTTCCTTCAATTGGATACTCTTTCGGGTCTATACCGTCCTTATTAATATCCAAGAAAGAGACTAACGCCTCTAGGAACTTAAACCTTGGCATATGCTGCTCCTGTTCTAACCAGCGCAAGAACAATTCTGCGTTACAACGCTGACGCTGGTCTTTAATAATGTCCAATAGAACATAACGACCAGGATAGTCCTTGTTAGTATTATAGAGCATAGAATCACAATGTGCATAGAAATTACGAAGTTCTTCTTCAGTACAATCAACCAAGCGTTTCTCCTCTTGTACTAAAGCTCCATTTACTTCTTGCTTACGACCCTTCCAAATGAAAGAGTTGATGTCATTATTCTTTCTATCGATAGCTGATGCCAATTTCTCTCTGAACATAGATATATCATATTAATTTTAGATAATGGTCTAATCTCGTTAATTTAGATAATCTTTTACAGTATAATCTCACCTTCTGGTGGTTTCTCATAAACAAAGTCTTCGAAATATATATCGGTATATTTATACTTCTCAAAGGAGTCAGTGATGGGATTATACCATGTGTCTTCCCCTGCATATACTTCCTTACATTTCAAATACCCGATGTCACCAACTCTTAAGAATGGACCTTCCCAGTTAGGACATCGGGTACACATTTTATATGTGCCGTTTGACAAATCTTTGAATGCATAGACTATATAACCACCAGCATCTTCCTTACTAGCTAGTAATTCAACGCGTATGGTATATTGAATCATCATTCCGAGCCCACCAGCTCATTTTGTCGTTTATTAACCCCACCGTCTTTATAATGCACACAACCATATTTGGCGAAATCACAAACACTGTGCTCAATACCTCTGAAACAGGGATATCTAGAACAGTCTTTGCAAGTTCTCTCGGGGTATTTGTACTTTACTCCATCTCTGTCCTTATCAAAACTGTCAGATAGTTTGTTCGCCATGTTCCGAATAGTAGTTTGCCAAGAATTTGCTATTTAATCAGTAAGGCTAATAATAAGCCTACACTGATAGCAAATCCTCCTATTGACAATGTAGTTAATCTCTTGTTCTTTTTGTTCATCTTAGCTATCTGCTCCCGTTGCTTACTAATAGCTTCATCATACATCTGCATTTGCAATTCTGCTCGTGCTAGTTGTTGAAGTCTTATACTATCAGTTTTAGCATAGTTAGCAGTTAGTAATTCATAAGATGTAAGCTGTTTATTGAGTTCAAACCTCTCTAGCTTAAGCTTCTTATGCTCCAGAAATATAAGGTTACTAGCCTTTAATTGCTGTGGAGTAATCACAACTAAAGAGTCATCTACCAGCTTGGGATACATATTCTGCGAAGAAAGATGCATCAGCGGCAATAGACTGATTAGTAATATCAATAAGCTCCTTTTCATACCAATTATTAATAGTGTCTATCTTACCTTTAGAATTGGTAATGACACTAATTAGACTGTCGTTAGTAATTTCTAACTTCCTTACTTCCTTATTGAGCGAGTCTATAGCTTGCTCATATTTAGTGTTGTCAGGAATAACTACTGTGTTTCTATCCTTGCAAGCCCATGCTATACCAAGGCATATAGCAGCAGCAATCACACCTCCAACGAAAGCATCCTTAAATTTCATTTCTGAGACTGATAGTAGTTATAGATATCATAGATAACATCCACTCTATCATTCTTAGAAGTTAATAAGGTATCCAAGCATGTACGTTCTTCATCAGATAGTGATGCTTCTAGTTCAACCATTTTACGTCCTTCTTCATAGATAGCCTTAGCTGTATCATATCCTTTCAGATACTTGCCAGGACATTGTTTGAAGAATGCTACTTCTTGGTCAAGAAGAGCATTAACTACACCACGGTTAATCAATCCGGGGTCAGTACTGTACAGAGCATGATTATGTAGTTTACGAGCCTTACCAAGAGCTATTTGAACTCCCATATTCTCATCAAACTCATCTTCTGGTTGACATACAGATACGCCAATAGACAGACATTTATCACTTAAGAGTGCATCTTCATCCCAGTTCTCTGTATCTGGGTCAATTTCAGCACATACTTCTTGTGACAATGCAACCATTACGAACTTACGTTCCATGCCAGTAAAATCAACAAAACTGTCAACTCTATACTCAACTCTTTCTTTCATAAACTTGTAGATTAAATGTTTCTAAATGTAATCTCTTTAGATAAGTTAATCTGATTATAGGCAATTACTTGCGACCTAGACCATTATAGAAATCAAGTATTGCATTCTCTTTACGAAGCCAAGTAGCCTGCTCTCTAGCCATATCAAGAATAGTACGACTAATAGATTCTTCTTCTACTTGCTCTTTAACTAACATACCTTCATCCTCATCCTCTCCATTCAACCATTGGAATGTAGCCCAATCACTTTCTTTCTGAGCCTGGTCTACAATCTTATTAATACCACGAGTAGTCTCAATCTCCCTATCTACTGTAGCAGCAAAGGGCATGATTCTATCAGTGATTTCAACATTAATGGCTGGAACAGGCGGATATTGGAACAGAGCATCGTTAGTGGTTAGATATTCAAATATCCAAGAATGATGCAAATATTCTTCCTTAGCACGACCTCTCCAGTAAATACCTAGCTTTGGTAAACCCTCTACTTCAAAGTAATTGGCAAAGGTCATATACAGAGCATGGTTGGCAAGTTCGGCTGACATCTGTTTTACCAACATCTCAACCATTACAGTTGATAGTGGGCAAACACGTCTAGACTTATCAATCACCTGCTCTGTATACTTCATAGTAGGTTCAGCGCCTACGGTTTGAACTCCTTCGCTTGTCTTCTCCTGTATTGGATTTCCGTCTTTGTCTAGCATTCTCACGTTCTAACACTTTAAAATTGTTGTTCATTAAATAATCTAGGGGAGCTGCTAGCCAAGTAATATACTTAGCACATGTAATCTCATCGTCGACTTTAATAAACTGCGATTCTCTTACCTTAATAGGCTTATCAGTAGTATAGAACTTAGAACCTACACATTCTACCCTATCCTTCCTAATGAGGTATAGTTGTACTTCATATAGAAAGGAAGGATACACTGTTAGTTTAACGTCCCCAGAACGGTAGACAGTCGGGGGCGTAGGTTTTGCCATTCCAAGAATATTTAGTAACCTGGGACTTCTCTGTCTTATATTTACTTAATAAGAAAGGGATGTCAGATTGAATACATTTATGGCTAAATGTGTTCTTTGGTATAGGTTTGTTGGTCTTTGGATTCATTTTACCAGTAGTAAAGTTACCACCCCTTACATACACGACCAGAGTTCCAGGAATAGGAATAGATTTAGCAGGAGCCGGCCATTGATAGCTCGGAGCAGGAAATCGTCTATAGCGTTTCCACAACTTACGTTCTTTAGGAGTTTTACTCCACACACTTGGGTCACGTGGTGTTACAGATGGCTGTCTTAAATGTTCTGCCACCATGAAAGCATCATCGGTCAAATCCTTGATTCTTAGTCTTTTGAATCTCTCCTCTGGAGTCTCTTTGATAGTTTCCTTCTTCATTACTGATAAGTTTAATGAGTTAAATATTAGTTATTTACCACGTTTGGTATAAACTGCCCCACAGACATTACATTTGTAAAGCCTGTTGTCATAATCGAACAGCGTGTGAGTAGTATCCCTACCACACCTTGCACAATTCATTAACTTAACAGATTCATACACCTTCTTCGGCTTATGAGGTGCCGTACCTTTCTTACGTGAAGCCATAGCTTAAATTCCTTTAGTTAACTCTTCTAATCTAGTTACTTCTTGTTTGTAATCTTGAATATATTCTTTCAGAGACATGGCATCTGGGTGCTTACACTCTATTCTATAATCCGCTATTCTTTGAAGACATGCAGATATGGGAAGTCCATAACCAATTACTTTAAACTCCTGACGTTCTCCGTCCTTAGATTTAATAGTCTTTAGTATAGATAGGTCCCAGAAGTGTAAATTGTCACCTATAGATTCCATTCTAAAGTCAGCTTCTTCAATAATCATACTTGATTATCCGTAAAGTTAGTATTAGTTTAATCTGATTGTTCTTCTAGCACCTTACCTATTAACCACAGATACAAAAATGGCGATATGACTGGACATGTCATCCACCAACCTACATCTTCTTCTACAACTTCCCAGAAGTATTCTTCATCCAAGTCGTAGTATGCAAGCATGTAGTTCAGTACAATGTTTAGTAAGTAAGACACACCATACAGTGCAAGCACTATTAATATTACAATCACAATTTCTCTTTCTCTACTCTAAATTGACAACATAGTTTCTGCAACTCGAGTATGACGGGTTCTAAGGTACTAACACCCTTAACCAACACTGCTCGTTGGTCTACCGTCCTTCTAGCTAAATGAGATTGGACGCTGGAAACAGCATCTTCGTATCTCTTCTTAATAAGGTCTCTATTCTCGAAATACTTGGGAATTTTACCATGCAGATATATTAAAGCATCTAATGCCTTAATAAGTTCCTTATGGCTCATAGAAGTAGATATTCTGTCATAAATAAATACATATCTATCAACTCCGTCTGGAATGATATTTATATATTTATCAGTTTCAGTTCCTTCTCTTCCTACATGGTCTGCTAACCTCACAGTAGCAGAGAATCCGTTCAATGTGTAGTACTCCGAATCTCCCTTATAATTAGTAGAAGTAAATCCCTTCCTCTTCAGCCATGCTTTTAGTTTGCTCAACCCTCTCATCTTGTTTAATCTTCTTTTCCACCTTTCGAAATATCAGGTTTTCGTAAAGTGGACATCTACTCTCCATAGTACAGTCATCATTCCTGTCACGAAAGTAACAACCAGCACATCCAGGGCCCCAGTCAATTACTTCCACGAGTTTGTCGTTTACAGTGATAAGGTCTCCTACCTGTAAAATGGGTATTAATTCATTGTCTTCGTACTTAAATTTCTGCATATCTAAAGTTAAAAAAGAAGGGCCAAACCCAGACAATCACTAGAATAGACCTTACCTCATTAGAAGTAAAGAATAATCTAATAACTAATCTGAATTTGACCCTAAACGGCAGTACGAATATCGTTCTGCGCGATTAGCACTACATTAAATATAACGTAGCCTAAAGTCCGTTACCATAAACTGATAACAATAATGCCAATGCCTGGCATTAGGTGTGTTGCTAGGAGCAACGAAGAAGAGCCTACACCCCCCAGTGATATTCTGGCTGGAATGTCTATTCCATAACCTATCACCATACATAAGAACTATTCAAAGTAGTCTGGGAACTTATCTTTTAATATTTCAGATATGTCCACGCCAGTCAGTTCAGCCATAGATAATTCTTCCAACATTGCGTCTTCAGAATCGTCCACACTACCGTCAGCGCTATCAATAAGATTGAGCAGTAATTGAGCTTTCTCATCAGTCAGCCCGTCTTGCGCCCATTTACTTACTACTTCTGCAAAGAATTCATCGAACTCATAAGAAGTTTGCTCGTCTTCATCAGCGATTGCATTCTTCTTGGCAAACAGTTCTTTGATGTCTTCATCTGTAATAGTTCCGGCTTTATCATAAGCCGCGTTCAATGACTCTATAAGAGAGTCTTGTTCATCGAATGTCATTGTTGTTAACAATTAATGTTAAGAACATGTGAATAGTCTATTCACACCAACCCTCAAGGGCTTAAGATAATGTATGGTAATCAAATCACCATTACAGCAGTGGGGACTGCTTAAACAGGCATTTCACTCTCAATTATGCCTGTGGTTATGTTAGAATAAAGAAATTCACTTCTTCCAGGATATGAATAGATATTCTCCAACTAAGCCAGGATATCCTTCTTTATCAATAACCTTAACGAAGAATCGTTTATCTTCGTAGTATTTAAGGATTTCATCCTTGGCTTTAGCTACATCATCATTCAAATCCATAACAAGACTAAAGTAATTGTTCTCACTCTTAGCCTTAATAAGTTGGTCAGTAGTATCTAGAAACCTCTTAATTAGAGTTTCTTGTGTCACCACTTCATTGTAAGTGGCAACTGAATATGCCTCGTCCGCATTCATAGATTCACCTTCCAACAATTTACCAAAATTAAAGATATTCTTCATAATAACTAATAATTGGTTTGTGACTCAGGTGGGGCTCTAACCCACAACCCTCTCCTTAGGACGGAGATGCTCTATACTATTGAGCTACTGAGCCTTGAAAGCTATACGTTAATACTCCCAGTGTGTCTGCCTTTTACTTTAACAGAGTTAGCATCAATGTCTCCTTGTACATTACCACCAACCTCAATACTGTTAGCTTCTATAGAACCTCCCACATTACCTTTAACTTTAACACTATTACCATGTACAGTAAATGCGTCTCCGTCAATATCACATGTGTTGCAGTTAAGCTCTTTTACGTTACCAGTAAAACTGATATGTACACTATCCTTATTAGTTTCAGATATTAATTTACCATTTACGTAAATTTTACGCTTGATTTGTGAGATAGTGATATTGTCCTCTTCAATGTTATAGGACTCATTATCAATAAATAACTTATTCATGATTCTTTTTATCCAGTTCATCTTCCTTCGTAATACTTAATCAGTTTATCAAATGCTTCAATCCTAGCATTGTGACCCTTCTCGTCATCGGGAGTCCACCAAAATGCCTTACCATACCTGTCTTTAGGTGCACCTAAGAACTCTCTATTGAACTCTGGAAACATAGCAACTACATCACGTTCATCGTAGATGTTGATTCCTCTTTCTGTGCCAGCCATAGCATGTTCAATGCAGAAACACATTCCCCAGTATTCTGAATGGTCTTCAAACAGCTTCTTAGCTTTTAGTAAGATAGTGTGCTTATTGATTCTTTCTGTGTACCAATGGATGAGTTTATCGAAGGCTATAAGCCTGTGTTTCTTCTCATCTACGGGCCACCAAAAGACCAGCCTAGCTACTTCTTCTTGTTTGACATTACCTCCTAGAAACTCTGGGTTAAACTCCGGAATTAATGCCACTAATTCATTATAAGAGGGAGGTATTCCTTCTTTAAACACTCCGTTGAATGCTTGCTTCATATAGTGGCACATACCACCATTCTTATCACTACCTGGCTTTGTATCTTTATCGTACAAGTCTTTAGCAGTCTTTAATCTTTTAATAATTTCTAAGTTAGTCATCTCTTTCCTTATTAAGTTAGTAGTCCCAGGCAGAGTCGAACTGCCATTTCAGGTTCCGTAGACCAGCGTTCTATCCATTGAACTATGGGACCATACAGGAAGCAATTCCGATTTAACGGCCGCCCTTGCCAGTATCACGTACTGGGCTTTTCACGTGGACGGTCTGTCAGCATAACTCACAGTATTACTTACATGCTTCCTTTAAAGTTTAGCCTCTTCCAGCGCAAGAGCACTTATAGTCACTCTTCGCCATAGTACATCAAGTATAGCACCTGCTGACGCAAACCATATCTACGTGTAACCACGTTAGCTTCCGCTCTCATGGAAAGCGCAGCATTGATACTCCTCTTGAGTTTATCGGCATCAAATAGCAAACCAGTCACTCCTACTAATCCATTAGGCTCATCAGCGCAGATGTAATCTACTGCTTCAAAGAGCTGGGCTTTAGTTTCAGAGCTGTTCACCTTCTGCCATTTCTTTATTTCTTTCTCAAAGTCCATAATCAATTAAGTGCTTCAAGTTCTTTAGCTAATTCTTCCAGAGATTTGCCTTCGAGTTCAGCGTCTTGTTTCTTAGCCATAAGGTCAAGAATCTTCTGACGCTTAGCTTTCTTCTCACTTTCAAGTAGACGGTCTTCCTGTTCTTGCAACTTAACATCAATAATGTGTTTTGCAATATTGAATTTCAGTTCAAGTTCGGTAGTGTCCTTAGTCCGGGTTTTGATGAAGCTTTCAGTTTTAGACTCTTGCAATTTCTTGTTAAGAGCAATTGCAATATTGTCAAGTTGAATTAAGGGTAAATCCCACAAGTCTTCAACAGAAAGAACTCCACGTTGCGTGTTAAAACGCAATTTCATTCTAGATGCTTTCTCAAACATAATTATAGCATTAAATTGTTAATACGTTTATATTCTTCAAACACTTTGTCCTCTGACTCTTCTCCCCACATACTGTGAATGAGAATACCATAAGCACAAGGCTGGTACACAATAGGGTCTACTGCCTTCTTAGTGATTGTAACCTCTGGATTGTTTAATTGACTAGGAGGGCAAGCTACAAATAGCTCATTTCTACCTATCTTAACAGCATCAAAGGAAACTATGTTAGGGTAGCTAAAAGCCTTTACATCAGCAGGAAGGCCGGGATTCTTGTTAATTATACTAGACAGCCTGAGTGTGCCTTCTGTATCAGGGCCAATAACTATGTGATTGTGTGATTCTATGTATTTCTTCAGATTGTTCAACATAGTTTTACTATCACTGTATCCGTAGTTAATACCTGTAACATAATAATACGCCCCATTAGCATACTCCAACCCTAAATCAGAGAACATTGGTCCTTCGTTGTTAAGTTTACGCTTAACTTCTAAGATTTCTCTAATATTACGGTCAGGAATCACTCCAGTGTACTGTTTTAGTAGACCTTTGACAAGTTTATACTTCTTACAAACATCATCAAATTGTTTAGAACCAACTAGAAGAGTACTCTCTCCGAATACCTCTCTTGCACGCTTTACGAAACTAAACAAGTTCTTAGCGCGCATGGCATCCAGAGCTATCTGATTATATTCCGATATTTTAGCTTGCAATAACCTAGCATTCTTTGAGCTGCCCAGTCCAGCATCAACCAACGTGTTGTATTCTCTTACTAATGTATCTCTATTAGGAATATCAACTGATGTCTTAGAAACAGAACGTAGATATTCCTCCATACATAAAGCAAGAGCCATAGCTATGTTGGACTGAATAGTCGTCACCGGCACGTCAACCACTTCTGGAGTTATAACTTCAGAATCATTGCGTTTTAGAAATCTAAACATCAGAAATTGACTTTTAAAGTTCTACTAAATGTTCCGTCCACTTTAACAATAACGGAATTACGCATAGTAGATGAGAACCCTAATCCACTCAATTGATGTTCTTGGTAAGGAGTCTTCATCTTATCAGCTAGAACCTCAAATACCTTACGGTGAGGAGTTAGCTCACTGTTAAGATATTCGTTAAAGAATCCACGAACAGGCTCCGGATTCTTGCAATCATCCAACATAAAGAAGTAATGTTTATTGCCAATACCCTGCTCATCCCAATAATTGGGGGACAGCATCATCACGTTCACCTTATGGAACTTGTTAGTATCAATATTCCATAGGCTTACTGACGAATGGCTAGTACTGGGTATTAGCTCTCTTATTTGGATACCTTTAGATTTACTGTAAGTAATCTCGGCAACCATGACATTCTCTTTATGTTTAACGGGTTTGTCATAGACAAATTGTCGGACTTCTCCATTGTGTTCTATTTCCAATGTAAATCCTGTATCAACAGATTCTCTACAATGAAAGTTATTAACATACACAACATACTTACCTTCAAGCATCTTGCGTTCGTTAACCCATATAATGTTCTCAACGGGTTTGCGAGTTTTGCCATATCCGGCATTTTCATCCACGTCTAGCTTACCACCACTTCTGCCGATTCTGTTGGAGTAATAAATTTCAAGATTATTAGGTTCAACGACATGCAAATCCAAGTCATCATAGTTAGACCATGCCAACGAACATCTTAAGAACCCTTCAATCTGACCACCAGCAGCTCTTACTTTCTCTTTAATAGAATCAGCTACTCCTCCATTATATGTCCAAGCAAAGTTGTTTGGCCATTTAAATAGATTCTTAGCATCCTTATTAACAGGAGCTGTAAGAGTTACTAAGTTATTAGACAGCCTACTCTCCATTAACACTTCTATGTTAGTGGCAGTGGGTACCACATTAGCAATGAAATCATCAATGCTAATTTCAGTTAACTTGTCAAACTTCTTAGGATTAACTTTAGTGTCTGCGGCCAGTTCTTCGAATATGTTTCCGGCCATTACCTTCTTGGCATCACGGTTAGCGAATATAACATTGTTGACTGTTATATCCTCTAAGGCAGCATGTCTACGAGGTAGAGAATCCATAAGACCTAGTTCCTGCACTTTCTTCTGTGCTTCCTCAATCATTCTTTTAGTAACAATTGACTTAGGTCTTTGATAGTTCTCTGGAGCCATGATACGTTCGTATGCAGTCACACAATCGTCTAGTTCAAGTCCTGATGATATATTTACCAACAATGTACCAATTGCCGTATTACGAATGCGTGCACATCCTACACGATTGAAGTTTGCCCAACACCAGTTGTCTTTCTCTTCATCAGGTAATGAATCATAGTATCTTTTATGACCCAGGAATACACTTAAGTCATTTTTAAACTGTTCTCCTCTATATAAAGCATTCTGACCTATTAAGTCCAGAACTGTTTCTATAGAATCGATAGTTAATTCCTCCAGTGCACGTTTGAACACTTCCTTAGTTGTGCGTAAAGTCCCCATTACAGCAGATACGGATTCAGTTCCTGTATACACCAATTGATTTGGCATATGATAGTAAAGATGATTCCAGGTAATTACTTTAGGACCTTGCAAACTGTCAATATAGGCATTGTTTCTATCAATTCCTAGTTCATAATCACGAGTGATAAAAACATCTACAACTGGTTTTGATTTCACTAATGCATCGAGATTTCTAGCTACAGTAGCATAAGGTTCATCCAACTGTAGGTTCTCCCACATGGTTACTACTTTATTGTCTTTAATGGCGACAACTCTACCATAATGTCTGATATAATGTTTACAATTGTTGCAATTATGAGACTGTCTCTCTTCCTCCGGAAAGGAATTAAGATAACAATCCCATAATGCATCCTTGTCTACATTAGTCAGAAAGAGCATGTCTGCACCAGCAGCTAGTTGATTAAACTGCGCATGGACTGCTCTTTTAAACTTGACAAATTCCATAATCTTATAAAGGTTTAATATTGTCGAATATATTGTCTTCGGCTTCTACTCCCCATTTAGAGTGAATCATTACCCCTATTGGAGTTACTTGAAACACAAATGGGTCATTATTGATAGGAATAATCTTCCTTTCCGGAACTGTAAACTGCATCGTTTCATTCATTTCTTCAATAGGAGCGGCAATGAATAAGTCAGCACTGCTACATTCTTTTGAATCAGCAATGTTCACATCATGTGCCTTGGCTTTATTAAGGATATGAAAGAATGGATATGCATTCATTCTAGCCTTATTTCTACTCAAATACATAAGTCCAATATGGGAAGGTTCCTGCCTAATGAAGTACCTTCCAACCGGATAGGACATGCTATCAATAGGCATAGGGTGAGTAGCAACTTGCATACCAGTAACATACCGTAAAGGTGAACCGTTTCCGCTATAGTTAACATACTCATTTGCTTCAAGTGCTTGAGCAGTGGCCATTACCTTAGAGATTTCATCAATGTTCTCGTCAGGCACAGAACCTTTATAAGCTGATAGTCTTCCAACAACTAATCCATACTTAACATTCAGATTAATGAAATCCTCCTCCTTAAGTATCAATGAGCCAGGGAAATGTCTTTGCAAAAAGCTATAACATTTTAAGACTTTAAGGTCCTCTTCCGAAGTGATAGCATCACCTACTTCTTTAGAATTAGTAAATCCTAAAGCTTTCAGTTTGACAGCCTTATCAACTAGTTGATGATTCGGATTCAGACCCTTAATAGTCTTCATGTACTCTACAGCCATTAGAGTATAAGCTAATTGCACTTCTTGGGCTGTGAATCTCTTTGTGCCTACAGACGTATCTGTAGAAGGACTAAAATTGTTCATAATTACTTTTGTTTAACTGAACCTGGTCTGGTAGTAGCTCTCTTAAATGAATCAGATTGCTTATCCCACCAAGCCTGTCGGTCTTTAAGACGTTGTACTTTCTTCTTGTATTTCATAGGTTTATCCTATTTCGTTACTAGCATTATAAGCAAGCTTGTCGGCTTCCTTATTATGTTCATCACTTGCGTGACCTTTACACCACTCAACAGACACTACTTTATGCCTGTTCACAGCCTTATCAAGACGTTCCCACAAATCAGTATTGGCTTTCCTCTTCCACCCTTTAGTAAGAGTTCCTACAATATACATAGAATCTGTTACTATTGTAATTTCAGAAGGTTCCTTTATGGATTCCAGGGCAACTATGACAGCCATTTGCTCCATTCGCTGATTGGTGCTGTTCTTATACATCTTACTGTATTGGAATATCTTCTTGTCATCCTCTAAAATGACAAAGCCTATTCCCCCTTGATTTCTCGCAGGAGAATAGGCACCATCACAGTATATTCTGTACTTATGCGTCGGCATTAGGATTCTCAACAAAATCCTCATCATCCTCATCTTCTTCGGTTTCGGATATGACATCCTCATCAATAAGATGCTTAACCCACATACCTAAGATAAAGATGACATAGAATTTGTCTTCCTCCTGTTTGTAGTTAACCTTGTCAGAGACTTCATTAACTACATCTAACATTGTGAACTCCTCTTTAGCCATAGCATCGTCAGCTATAGCAGACATTTCTTCTACATAAGGTCTAGCCTTCTGCATCGCTTCGTCAAAACTCTTTACTAAGGCTATGCCTTCATCACCTCTAATTTGCATAGCAACAGATAGAGGTTGTTGCAATTCATTTCTAAAGAAGCCCAGATAGAAAGCCTTCTCTACATCTCCGTTTACGAAGTCATTGAAAGATTTAGCTTTCATTACTTCCTCCACTTTGAAATCAATTTCTGATACGTCTCTGATTTTGTCCATAATGTTATGATAGCAACCCACCAATCTTCTCGGCCATGGCTGTTGCTTTGTTAGAAACTGCTTCAAGGTTTGCAGCTTCAGTTTGTAATTCGATAATCTCTTGTTCTCTAACCTCTTTCTCTGCTTGAGCTCTAGATGCTACCTCTTTAAGATTGGTAACAGCTTTCTCAAATACATCAATAATCTTAGCTGATTCCTCGGCTAGTGAGGTACTTGTTACTTTAGCCGGTTCGGCTGATTGTTTCTTTCCAAACATCTTATAGGATTAGAATTACAGGGTTCAGGGTGAGCGGCTGTCGGGAATCGAACCCAATCTATCACTTGTGCGCATACTAAAATTAGTGATGTGCCCTCCTTTACACTACAACCGCATGGAGCAGTGGTTAGAATACTAATAGTCAAACACTGATAGTCATTCCTAAAGAGGTGTTCTGCAACCACCCCACAGTCAGCGCTAAACTGCACGTCTTATTACATACGCTCAACTCTGCTTTAGTTGTCATCGCTGGACTTTATTTAACCCAGATTCCAGCCTGGTCTATACTCGTTTCCTTTTAAGCTTACCACACTTGGAACATACTAGTAAGTATCTGTTACAATCAGTATAGCTAGTTTTTGCTATTATAGTCCATTCATGCCTACATGCTAGTTTCTCTAGCCATTTCTTGAATAGTTCTTTCATAATCAATTCGTTTTACTAATGGATATAGTTGCCCATAGCCGTGATTAACTGTTATACACCTAGATGTTATAGACAGACGATAGTGAGCATTGTTAATTTCGTTAGTAAGATACTCCATAGTTACAGGAGTTACTCCGTCACTAAATGTAACAGTTATGCCCGCTTCTATATCTTCTACACTCTTAGTAAGAGCATCTAAGCTACTTTGAATTTCTGCATATCTAGGATTAGGAATCTGCTCCGTCTCTAAATGCATAAAATGCTTAGATGTTTCACCTATATAACCTCCTTTGCTACATGGAATCGGAAGATAAACCCAGTTGTTATCAAACTTAACAGCTTGTTCATAAGCATGAGTTCCAGGTCTAAAGAGTTGCTGGTACGTATCGACTTTAACTACTTCTCTAGTCCCAGGAACTCTACCTTGCTTGTCGTCTAACCACCACCTTATATAGTCACGAGCATCACGCACATGATATACTGGCAACTCAACTGGAGTACCATTAACCATACACCAATAATGACCTAGCAACCTCGGTCTATAAAAGTCAGAATCTGTTCCATTGGAGTCAGGATTAGAATTGGCAAATTCATAACAGTAATCATAATAGTCTGCTGCTTTATGAGGTTTAGCAATCTTACCAAACTTGGGCAAAGCATGATTCCTGTTCTCCTTCCATTGCTTAGTATTAATGTTGTATCGACGACCTCTAGGAGTCTGCTCAACAGATTGTACTAATCCATTATCATCAACTCTAAAGAACGCCTGTCTCCACCTATAATCAGTGAAGTAGTCGTCTAGGTATTCAGTTTTGTCAGTATTCTTAATTGGCTTAATCCACTCATTCCAGGCTTTGGCTAGCTCTTTATAAGGCTTACCTACATACTTGGCTATGAATTTCACAATTCTGGATTCTTTAACGTATCCATAACCGTGGTCCCAAGCTATATGACAACTTTTGTCTAATACCTTTCTACCATATCCTCTCTGCGCTGCCACTTCTTTAGATACTCTCAAATTGAAATCAGCATCAAAATCAGCTAGCGTCACTTTAGTAAGGTGTCTAGGATAGTAGCTTGGATTACGAGTATGCTTGCTTTTACGTTTATACTCTTTCCTATGACCAAGTTTAAGTCTTCGTTCACTCATGTTATAGTATTTTAGTTACTTTACCAAATACGGATTTGGTCCACCCATTAATCTTACCATGATTGTTGCCTATAAGAACTCCTCTGTCTCCCTTAGCTTTGACTAAGTGAGTATAGTATCTACCTTTAACTTTGCAGAATACTATATCACCTACCTCTACATCGCTAAGATTTATAGGACTCAAGACATGCTCTTGGCCAGATTTGATTAGAGGAGTCATAGAGTTTCCCTTCTCTGAGGTTCTGAAGGATTTTCCTTCGGTCAGTAGTTTCTCCTTGTAATGCATCGGCTTTAGACATTAGATATACAAAGTTTAATCTCTCTTCCATGGTAGAACCATTACTTATTCTTTCAAACAAGGTTAGTTCTTGCCCATTTTTGTAGTTATAGTAAGATATCAACTCATTATATCTGGCAGTTTTACTATTCAACGAAGCTATAGTCATTGGATATCTTCTTAGCACTACTCCCCTATATAAATCAACAAGTTCACCCAATGAGTTGGCAATCTTTAATAACCTAACTACATTGGGTGAACCGTGTTTCTTATACCTAATAGCATAATTCTCCAGAGCAGCATCCCAATCATGGAACACGTGTTGAGCTTGAGTTAAATCAATCTCAACTATTTTACGCAGGAACTCTTCTATAGTCATATTAATTAGATATTGTAGGTGATGTTAACTTGTCAATTAGATTCTTCATTGCTTCTTCACCAGCAGCAAAACCTTCAGAATATCCAATATTATATGCTTTCTCCACTGTATCAGTAACAGCAGTCATAATTTCATTTCCTGCAAACTGTTCTTTTAGCTGTTCTAATAGTTCTTTCATAAATCCTCCTTCCTTTAATTATTAGTAGCTTGAGTGGGATTCGAACCCACACGTCCATTTCTGGACACCAGAGCTTAAATCTGGGGCGTCTACCAATTTCGCCATCAAGCCATACCCTTATACTGACATCATGACCTTGATTGTAACTACAATTATCATTCCTATAGTACTTATAGCAGCTATACTTAAGAATATCTTAACCCATTTAAAGTCACAATCCCATATAGTTAGTAACATAGCTATTAATGCAGCCACAAATGCAATGACTACAGTAATCATTAATGCTGTTTCCATATCAATCTCTTACTAAGTCTATCCAATTAATTAGGATATGATACAACCACCTCATAATACGTAATCGCAATAAGTGTCAACAAAATCCTTAGCTTCTTTTAAACCACATTTAGCAGATTCTTTTACATGCTTAATTGCTTGCAGTTTGGAACCAGTCGATACAAACTGTTTCATCTTAAAGAAGTCTTCACATGACAAATCAATTGTATTATTCCAACGCTTCCTGCATGCAAGCATTGCATCACTATACTCTTGAGGATGTTCTGTCCAGGTAATTTGTTGGTCTAATATAACTGTACAAGTTCCATCAAGTATATCATATTCTCTAGATTCTACGGTGAATTTACCAGCTTCTAACACTACTATATCAGTAGGAAATGGAATCATCTCTGATGAGATTGATACTTCCTCTATTGTCTTATCATCTTTTACAAATTTTACAAACATAATCTTTAAGTATTAACTAATAATGTGGCGAGAAGTGGGCTTGAACCACCAACCTTGCGATTATGAGTCGCACGCTCTAACCAGTTGAGCTATCTCGCCATTAATAAGAACATAAAGCTCATCGCGTCTACATTGTCATCAATGCAACCTTAATACCTCCCGTTTGCTTCACTGCCGGCTAGTCTGGCTTTGTCTCCTTATGTTCTTATATATGAATAATCCGCCTGGCAGGGCTGCGAGCTGCCTTACCAATTATTGACGTCAGCTAATCTATGGAATAGCACGTCTGCTAAACTGAAATAGCCCTATAGTCATTTCTACACCTGCTCACATTTAAGTGGTGGATTACATGTTTATCGGTATTTATCGAACATGCTGTCTGATGCTTCTTCTCCCCACATAGACACGATAACAATACCTATTTTGGTAGCCCTAAATACTATTGGGTCTTCT